TTAGCTGAGCTCACCCTTAAGGTCCTCGGCGTGAAACGATAGGCGCAAGTGGGTTTTGTTTTGTTCGTCGCAAACGAACATGTCGTATCGACCGGTCTGCCAGAGAGACAGGCCCTGATCCTTAAGCATCGCCCCGGTAATGCGAACGGCATGAGCTTTGACGTCATCGGCAGTAGCGCACTCGATACCCTCTTGGTCCGGTACGAAGTCACCGTTGATGATGTGAAAAAAGTATCGGGCCATGGTCGCGTTCCGGTGCAGGGTAAGTTCAAACCCCGCGGCGCCCGTCTGGTTTCATGCTCTAATACAAGCTATCGGGTTCGGTCGACGATTTGAGCGTACCTGAGCAAAAGTTGTTGCGACTGCCGCCGGACCTCGAACATCTCAACTGTGTGTTGTCGCATCGCTTGTGCATTGCGCTGCGCCACCGCTCGGAGCATGGCGGCCTCAGTCGTTGCGTCAAGCGCCGCTTGCTTCACCCGTCTAATCCGAGCATCAAGGTCATCCAAAACACCGGCACCCTCAGTTGAAGCCGCACTTTTTTCTGCTTGCAGTCAGTCAAGTAGGCAAATGACAAATGGCGCGAATGCCTGCCGCTGCAGAATGATCACAAGACGGAGTTGGTTCCCCTCCCAGCTGTCCGAGCGCGGAGCTGGGCTGACCTAGTCCGTGTCAGTTCCGCCCGCAATCGAACCGCCTCCGCTTCTGCTCGCTGTAACCGCAGCTTGAGGACGCAAAGGCGCGTTTCCTCGCGAAGGAGTGCTGCTTCTGCCCGAATAGCGGCCGCAATGCTTTTGACCGCCTCTAGTTGTACCGTTGGATCGGACATGACGTTTCAGTGATTCCCACGCACCTTGACCGTGAGGAGAATGAAGAAGCGAACACCTGTCCAGCCTCGCAGGTTACGCTCACTAACATATGTGGATGATCCACAGTGGCTTTTGGGCGACGTTACATTGTCTCAGGACTGGAGCGCACCACTATGGCCTATCGGCAAGACAGCCGCGTCGATGAAATTAGGGAGACGTGGGCAATTACCCTCGCGGAGGCCAAGACTTTGCAACTATCGGCCGCCGAAACAATCGAGCAACGAAAGGCAATGCAGATCGACCTTGACCGGCAATGCAGCGCCGGCTGGGAGTCGCTCAGACTTATCCGTCAACGACTGGCTCAAATTCCACACGCGACTTAGAGTTCGCAGGTCCCACCCACTTAGGCATCCGGAGATACGTCGGATCGAATTCGCCGATCTCCACCAGCAGGTCCCAATCTTTAATGGTGATCAGGTCGCGTTCCCAGCCCAATACGTTCTGGCTACGCAGCTTCTGAACGACGCGATTGGTGTGAACTGTCGATAAGGCCAAGCACTCACTGAGGATTATCTGATTGATCGGAAGATGGAAGCTGCCGTCTCTGTCAGCTTTGCCGATCTGAGCCAGCCGAAGATACATTTCGCAGACGAGGTGGGCGAGGTGCTGATGTCCTTGCAGGCTGCCCATGACGAACGTCCAACGGCGATGGGCTCCTGCATCTATCAACGTGTTGAGCCAGAGCATCCGGGTAAGTCGCGGATGATCCTCCGTGATGCGAGCGAGCGCGGCATGGGATACCGTCGCAATGTGGCATGTGCTGATAGCGCCGATGCTATGATCCATGGGCTTCATCAAAAAGCTATGTAGGTCCACGAAGTCACCGGAAACATGAAGCGCGGTGATCTGCCGTTTCCCCTCAACGCTTATATTGTAGCGTCCAGCAAAACCGCTCAGCAGCAAGCAGCTGTGGTGCGACATCGTGCCTTCAGCCACAATGTCTTCGCCAGGGTGAATTTCTTGAATGCTCGAAGCGGCGTCCTCAAGGGACCGCTGTTCGTCGTTCGAAAGCTCCCCGTAATTCAGCAGCTTATTGAAGAGCGGTTGGACGACAGGCGTGGCGGAAGCCATAGCGCTCCTCCCATTGGGGCAAGAGCAAAGACGCTTCTCTCAGCCGTTTGCGCCCTCAAATGCTGCAAACGATGACCGGGAGGTTAGCACAATTAACATGGCCAAGGTTTTACCTGTGATACTTGGCAGCACTTTCTCCACAGCCGTTCTGCGAGAGCAGCACTAGAAGAAAGTCGGCACTCCTCTCGTATCCGGAGAGACTTGGGACAGCAGCAGGAGCGCGCAACAGCCGCTCCCCTACATTCGTTTTGGCTGCCTAACTGCTCTTCTTCAGCTTTAATCCTGCAAGCGGGTGTGTTGGCCGAGGTCAGAATCCGATCGACGCAGCCAAGTCACCTTGAGCCTGCGCTAAGCCCGTGAACAAACGAGCAATGGATTCGCCAACGAATTTGGAAAGTGCTACATACAATCAGTTTATCCGATTCTCGGATAGACAAACCGGCCCCCCGTGATCAGACGGAAAGCCGGTTTTTGGATCGTCCGAGCCGGTGAGGGCTCTAATTTGTGCACATGGGATTTATAGACACTACCGTGTCACTAAATCAAGACCTCATCGGCTCATATCAAGGAAACTTTATATGACCGCAGTACCTCAGGAAACCTACCGGCTGACATATCAGGATGCCATCGACGTATGGTTGAGGCATGAAGCAGGAGAGTACCAACACAACATTGCCGCCGCTTTTGGGGTAAACCCAGGTCGCATCAATGACGTGTTGAAGAGCAGAAAACACCTTGGTAGCGAGCAAGCGGCGTTGGCCCGCCGGAGTGCTGCATAATGGCCAACTTTTTCGTCACTTACGACCTGAACGGCTCTCGCCCTTCTCATCGAGAGATGGACGACCATCTGCACAAGGTAACAGCATATCGTGCGCGGGTGTTAGAAACCGTTTGGTGGGTCGATTATCACGGCACCGCTGGGGAGCTTCGCAATCAGGTCCAAACCATCCTGGGTAGAGAGGACCTCTTGTTGGTGATCGAAGCTAAGGATGCGGCATGGACCAACCTGCTCGTTGATAACAATGGGCTTATCAAAGCTTGGCGTAATGCCGCTTAACTCTGGGCATTAAAGCGGGAGAGCGTCGTCATCGACGCCCTCCCTTGTCGTCGCAATCAAAACGCGCCTTAATAAAACTCATTCTTCCATAGCCGGATTGTCCGCATGCCGGCAGGGCGGCGCAGCATAAGGCTGCCGCGATCATGCTCCGTCACAACAATGAAGTGCACCGCCATGCGACCGCTGACGCGACAATGCCCGCAGCGAGGCGGCGGCTCATACACCTTCATCTCCTCGCCCCAGATATCGACAACGTCAGCCGCTAGGAACGTGGTCTGCCGCTTACACGCCCGACACGTGTAAACGAGCGCTCGACTGTCTTCGACGAGGTGCTTGAGGCGAACAGCATCGAGCTTGCGCCTGCTGGGCGTCATGCTCATTTCGCGGCGCCATCAGCCTCATGTTCATCCCGCAGCGCTTCCCGCACCACGTCGGGCGGATGCCCGGTAAGCCGGATGATATCGCCTGCCGTCAGATAGCTATGACCGGCCTTCAAGCTGCGGATCTGGGAAGCGGGTGTCCGCTCGTTCTCTTTTGCCATTTTGATTCCTCAACTGGCGTGATAATGAGAACAAAGAAAGAACGAATGAGGCTACCATGTCAACGGACACCATCCCCAAGCCCACCAAATTGATCGTGCTTGCCGCCTTTGCCCGCGACGAGGAAGGCGAGCTGCAGCCCGCTTTCGAGCCGCGCGAAATGCAGTCCGAGGACACCGCCAAGATACAGGCGCGACTGCTCGCATCTTCAGGCAAATACGAAGGTGTTCTCGCCTGGTGGCGCTCGGCCGATCTCGTCAACGGCGAGTTTGGCGAGCCGGTGATCCTGCACGAGTGGGGTCAAGTCCCCGAGATGGAATAGGATTAGCGGCCCTAAGGACCGGGCAACAGAGAGAAATCACCACTCTCATGTCGTCAGCTCATGCCACGCCAGACACTCAGCCCGGAGTTCACCAGCCAGATAACGGCGCCTATCGCGGCTGCGATGACCAGCCAGCCGATCTTGGCGGCCGTGCCGTTCACGCCCTTGCGGAGCGAGCGCAGGAACATGAAATCGCGGCGCGCCTCGTCCTCATGCTCTGCCTGGTCCAGGCGCAGGCCGGCGTCACCGAGAACGTCCACCATCACCGCCCTGAGCTGGGCAATCTGTTGCGGGGTGAACGTCTTGGAGCCGTCGACGAGGGCCGTGAGCACGCGGGATTGAGCTTCCCTGTCATGCTCCAGCAGTTCGATGCGCTGCCCTTGGCTCATCTTGTTGCGGCCGAGCGCGCCGCCTTGGTTCAGTTCCGCCGACATTGGCGCTCCAGATTTTGCTGGGGTGGAATGGGCCGTGACGCGGCGGCGGGTCGGTTTCATTGGGCCAGGCCGGCCCGTTGATCTTCATTGAAGCGATAGCATCGGCGCTTGGAGGCATTGGCCGCGTCAAGCTGGGCCCGCTCCCGGCTCAGTGCTGTGGTCGCCTCCTGCCCCGCGAACAGCGCGGCGTGAGGCGTATCAATCCCGCACTCGGCAGGCTGGTCCGCAAGGACGATGCCGGCGGCAGCAAGGCCAACCCGGGCGCCCGCGTCAATCTGTGCCTGGCGCGCCGCGCTGCTGCAGGCTGATAATGTCAGCATCGCTAAGAGGACAGCTCCGCCCTTCAATCGCCAGTTGATGCTCATAGGCCTGAACCTCCTCTTCGAATTGTGCTTCTGCCGCCTGTGCTGCGCGCTGGCTGGCGTCGAGAGCTTCCCGGTAAATGCGCAGCGCCTCGGCGCTCGCCCGGCTCTGACGGGCTCGCTCCGCCTGCTCTGCCCGGTTCGCGGCATCCATGGTCCGGATGGCACATGCGGCGTCGGCCGTGGCCGTGGCTTCGCGGATGATCGAGGGCCGATCGACCCAAGCGAACTTGACGCCATGGCCGAGCCACCCGGCGGTGAAGGCTGGCACGGCGCCAATGAGCAGCACGGCCACCGGGGAAATGGATGTGAGAAAGCGCAGCATCTATTCCTCCGATGGCGTGGCGGGCGTTCCGGGCGTGGGCTCGGAAGGCGATGATTTCGGGGAATAGGGCAGCGCTGACTTGGTGACCCAGATCGCGGTCAAGTCCTGCACCGTAGCGAAGCCGGCATAGATCAGGCCCGACCCGAAGATGGCCCAGATCAGGCCGACGGCGATCGTCTCATTGGTGCGGCTGTCCGGTCCCTGGACAATGATCCACAGCAGGTAGAACGAGACACCGATGATGGCGATCAGGACCGAGCGGCGCCACGTCCAGCCTGGCTCGCCGCTCGGTTTCGCTTCGCGCGCCATCTCAGCCCTCGCTCATCACCGGCTGGCCGGAGCCGGTCAGCACGGGAAGGTCATATCGGCTGTCGTTCGGCACCTTGCCGGTCGGCCAGCGGAACGTGACGAAGTCGCTCTCGCGATAGGGCGAGATCTTCACCTGATCATCCTGGTTGGCGCCGAGGACGGCGAGGCGTCCATCTGCATAGCGGCCGACGACGATGCCGACGTGACCCCCGCCCTTCCGCTTCTTCACGGCAATGGCGCCATAGGCGGGCCGGGACAACGCGGTGCCATAAGGGAGGTAGCTCAGCGCCGCGGCTGGCTTTGCCGGCGTGGGGAGAGCGATGGGCAGGCCGAGGCGCAACGCCTGTTCCCGGCCCCGCTTGAGCCACAGCGTCAGGGCAGAAGCGCACCAGGGCGTCTCGTCATCGCTGAACCAGGGCACGCCAATGGCGGCCCATATCCCGACGATGCGGGGATTGTGCTTGATCCCCTTGATTTCCTTTTCGCCGATCCACGAACGTGCTTCGGCAACCCAAGGCAGCTCGGGCTGTTGATTGGCCATCTTGGCCTCCTGTGATGTTGAATGAAGAAGAGACGCCGCCTTGACTCTTGGTCAGGGGAACGATTGATTGACCCCACTACTTGGGGGAAAGATCTTGTTCAATAAATCTGCATTTGCCGCAGCGATTGCTGTGGTGTCACTTGGCGCCTGCGCAAAAGCGCCGGAGTCGATCGCACCTTCCTACGTCTCAGAGGTGCCGTATCAGGGATATACCTGCGAGCAGCTCGGCCAGGAACGGGCGCGGCTTGAGCAGGCTTACACCACGACAGCACAAGCCCAGAACGATGCCCGCACCGGAGACGCTTGGGGCGTATTCCTGATCGGTATGCCGACGTCGAGCCTGTCAGGCGGCAACGTGGCGGCTGAAGTCGCGAGCGTCAAAGGCCAGATGACAGCAGTGGACAAGACGATCATCGCAAAGAACTGCGCACGGCTGCCGAGTTGATTTGATCGCTCTCCGCATGAAGGACGGCGCCGGCAAGGCCAACCACCACAGCCGGCGCCCGGACGCAGTGCGCGAATATTGCTTTGCCGCTAAATCCCGAACGCCACGGTCATATAGTCACTGCTCGGCAGGCCCGGCTCGCTCAGCGCAGTCCAGTTCTGACCATTGACACTGGTCGATAAGCCGCCATTGCCCCAGTGCACGAACCAGGTGCCGTCGAGCTGATACCCGGACCGGGCCCGGCTCTCGGCCCCTTTATAGGGATCGTCCCCCGGATCGCTCCAGGTCAAGGCATCGGTCGAAGTCAGCCAGGTCGCGACCCCGCCGGCAAAGTAGCGACCCGACACACCCAGGAGCTTGTCGAGCGACGGACTGCCCGGCAGAGAGCGCGCCGTGAATGCGCCAAGACCCGTCCGCGAGGCGAGCTTGGCGCCGCCGGCAATGACAAAGACCGAGCCGACACACAGCGCTGCCGCAATGGCACTGCCCGAGAAGGCGCTGTTATAGCTGGTCCAGGCGCTGCGCGGATTGACGGCACCGAAAAGCTGCCCGTCATTGCCAACGGCGATGAAGCCTGGTGCGCCGCCGGCAAGCGCCGTCGCGCTGCTGGAAAAGCCCACATTGGCGTAGGCGTCCCAGTCATCGCCATCGTCGGAGACGGCAACTTCGCCCGTGCTCGACAGCGCCACGATCTGGCTGCCATTGCTGGCGAGGCCCACAATGCCCCGAAAGCCGCTGGTGCCCTTCGTCCCTTCGATCCCGAGGACAATCTGCCGCCAGACCGGATTCGGTCCAGCCTCGGCCGCAAACACGACGGCACGGGCATTGTCGCCATTATCGAGCAGCCGGCCGCCGACATAGACCTTGCCGCCCCATTGCAGCCGACAGACGGGCTCGAAGGCGCCGGACTGATCGACACCGCCGCGCGCGTAAAGCGCCAGGTCGCCACGGGCGCGGCGGCGCAGGAAGGCAAGGCTATCGTCTGCGGCATAGATCAGCGCCGCACGCGCCGGCTCGCCACCGGCAAAACTCAAGGTGCCGGACATGGCAAAGTGCCGCGTGTCGGCGGACAACAGGCCAGTCCGCCCGAACATCGCGGCCGGCGACAGGTTCGGGATCATGCAAAGCCCTCCGACGCGGTCACGAGGATCGAGCTTTCGCTGTCGATGAAGTAGCTCAACACCGTTTTGCCGCCCGGCACTGGATCGAGAACGATCTCGCCGCCCATCACCCGCCAGGTCGCATGCTTGCCCAAACCGTGCCCGCCCTCAGAGTCCTGCGTGACGATGATCAGGCCCGACTTGCCCGGCACCAGACTATCGGGCGGGCCAAGCACGCGGTCGCCGCCGATCTCCAGCGCGAAGTTTATCCCATCCGCAAAATCCACCGTGATCGTGGCGCCGTCCGTCAGGTCGACCGGCTCAGCCGCTTCATAACTGCGACGGATGGAAAGATACTGCGCCGAGGTGCCGGCGCGGATATTGGCGACAGACGATTCCGTGCCCGATCCGGCAGCCGCCGAGGCCGCATCTTCTTCCACCTGGTCGGCGAGGGCCTGGAGGAATGTCCCCAAGTCGCGTCCGAAGATGGCGAGCGCCAAAGCGGCGAACAGCGCTGGAATGAAGTTCGTCCTGTGCCCTCCGGCCGCGAAATCGCCCTGGTCGAGCCCTTCGATAAACGTTGCTTCGTCCGTGGGAAAAGTTGGCGCGGGCATCAGCGCAGCTCCTTGATTTCGAAAGCCATGGAATTGAGCTGGAACATCGCTTGCTCCAGCGGATTGAGCTGGCGCAGTCGCCCCAGGAAGTTCCGTTGCGGGCCGAAGGTAGCGTCAGCCGGATCGCCGACAACGAACACTTCCCGGTGGATGCCGGCGCGGCGCGTTAGCTCCAGCGCCTGCGAAAAGGCCTCGGTATCGTCCATATAGGCGAGCTGGAAGCGCATGACGCGGAGCGGTTCGCGCGGGTCGAAGAACTCGGCGCCCCCTAGCGCCGTCTCGACGCCTGTGGTGGTTTCATAGCCGAGCGTAGCGCCGTAGCTGTAGTTGATGCGCGGCTGCAGGAACCCATCGCCGATGAACACCCGCCCCAGGTCAATGTGATCGGCCACGTTCGTCGCGTCGATGATATCGATGCGCCAGAATTGCGCCTGCACCACTTCGGGCAGCACCCAGACCACGACAGGCGTCTGGCCCTCGATATCCTCCTGGGAATAGGAGCCGAGCCAGTAATTGTCGTTTTCCCATTCGAGCTCGTCGATATTCCAGTCGCCCGCCACGGCCGGCCAGGCGTCGAAGATGAAGTCATATTTGAGCACCGCGAAGTCGGCCGCGTCCGACGCCCTGATGCGCACCCGGCCCGATGTCGAGATGGTGTGTGCGATCAGCGCCACGATGCGGATGGAGCGCTGCCGGTCAAACGCGATGTCCATTGTCGTCGAGGCCGGGTCGACATCGGCCGAGCGCGCGATGCGCGAGAGTAGCGGGTTCTTGAGATTGGCCAGCGGCAGATAGTCATACCAGTTGCCGCCCGTGACTTCGGCATCCTCGATCCGGTTGGGAAACCCGATGATGATGCGATGATCTTCCGCCATTGAACCTATCCCCAGAGATCGAGTGTGGTGACGCCGGAGCTGAACTTTTCGCCCATGCCGATCACCATGAAAGACTTGCCGGCATCGAGCCCGAAGCGGTTGAGTTCGAGGCGCACGACTGTGCCGAGGTCGACCTGTTCGACGACAAAGCTCTTGACCGGCACCTGCAGGCGATCGCGCCGCACCGAATGCAGCGCCAGTTGCCGATCTGCTTCTGCCTGGGCGTCAGCCTCGTTGATGAAATAGCTGTCAAAGGTCAGTTCCGGCGACAGCCGATGCGCCGCCTTGACGCTGGGGGCCTCAGCAACGGCCAGCCGCCATTCTTCCCCCGCAAAGGCTTTGAACGCGTCTGGCGCCCCCGCCGCGAGGTCATTGCGGTTGAGCACGCTGTAATTGCGGGCATAGCGCATGTTGACGCGCCATGCTGGCACGCCCCTGCCCTGGTCGCCGGTCGCGAGCATCTGGATGCCACGCCCGCTTTCGAGGATCTCGCTGCGGGTCAGCGTGATCGGCGGATGCGCAGTCGGCGCGCCAAACCGGATCATGCGGAAGATGCCCAAGCGATCGGGCATGATGGTGGCGCCGATCGAGCCCAGCACCTCCTGCACCGCCGTCAGCGTCTGCGTCTCGTCGGCCCCCACCCAATAGCCGAGCGGGGCGCTGTTGAGCGCATCGAGCGCCGCAACATCGCTGGCGAGAAAGTCCGTGCCCTCGACAAAGCCCTTGGCCAGCAACATGCGCCGCGCGATCTGCGCCGCCGATCGCAGCCCTGTACTCGCCCCTTCCACCGGCTTTACCGTCAATTGCCCGGCCGGCACCGATCCGGTCCGGACGAGGCCGAGGTTCAGGGCCGTCGCATAATAGCCGGCTGAGATCGTCGCGGCGCGCAAGGCGGCCACGGTGGTGTAGTTCGCGCCCATGGCCGTCAGAGCAACGCCTCGGTCCCGCACCTCGGCAATGGAAGAAAGACCGTTCTGCCCCACGGCATAGACCCGGTCGGGAATGTTGGCGGCCAGTGCCGGCACCAGTTGTGGCTCGCCCCAGGTCATGGGCTTGGGGCGGCCCTTGAGATCGTCCGGACGCCCCTCGGCTTCGTTCATTCCCCCGGCGATCGTCGTGCCGGCAAAGAGCGCGCTTTGTAGCGGCACGTCGAGTTCGGCCAGTCGGTCGCGCAGGCGCACCGTCGCCTTGAACCAGCTCAGTTCGACCTGTTCCGTCGTGCCCTCGAAAACCAGCACGGCGTCGTCATAACTGGGCCTGATTGTGTCGACCGTCCGGATGCGCAGGCTATAACCGTCAAAGGCATAATTGCGCAGTCCGTCGAGCTGGCCGTCATTGACGAGTTCGATATAGCCCGCCCCCACCGAGATCTGGCCATGCGTCGTGCCCTGCGAAAACAGCGCGCGCTCGTAATTGCCCGGCTCCTTGATGGCCGGGGTGAAAGGCTGGTTCGGCAGGCTGTCGGTTGGCGAAGTGTTGAAGCCGATCGAGCTGAAATAGAGCGTCGTTTCCTCGTCGGCCAGCATGTCATAGGCGTCGAGTTCGATCAGATACGAGATGCCCTTGGAGGCATCGCGCGGCACGATATAGGTGTAGCCCTCCGAATTGCCCTGGCCGGCAAAGTTGTCGGCACCCTGCTCTGTCGCTGCCAGCGTGCCGGCAACGATCGGCTGGCCCGCAAAATTGGGAACGTCCCCTTCATTGGCTTCGACGGCCGCCAATGTGCCAGGCACCGTGGAGAGCCCAACGATCGCAGCCTGGTCGGCTCCGGCCTCGACCGGCGCCAAGACACCCTCGACGAGGGATCGTCCGGTGAAAACGCCGCTATCCTCGCCCTCTTCCTGCAGGGCAAAGCTGCCGGCGACGAGGGGCGAACCGATGAACCCGGCACTGTCTGCCCCGGCCTCGACAACGACAAAGCCGCCTGTGATCGGCAAGATGCCCGTGATCGCGACCACATCAAGGGTCGCCTCGACCGCGGCTACATGGCCATAAATCGAGGATGTGCCCCCAAAACTGGCGCTGTCATCGCCGATTTCCCTGACATTGAGCGCGCCGTCGCTCGCAGCCGTGCCTGCAAAATTGGCGCTGTCCGCCCCGGCTTCGACAGCGGCCACGAAGCCGACGATGTCAACCACGCCGACCATCGCGACCAGGTCAACCGTGGCCTCGGCAATCGCCATGATGCCGCTGACCACGGAGACGCCGGCAAATTCACCACGATCCGTGCCGACTTCTGCGACAACCAGCGCGCCGGAGGCAATTGGCCCGCCGATAAAGAACGCGACGTCATTGCCGACTTCGACGGCATCGAGACGGTTGGCAGGCGGCGCCAACGTCTGGAAGGCGCCGATCTGGAAAGCGCCCGGCTGGAAGGCCGGCAAGAGCCCCGTGCCCTCGCCGAAAAAAACATCATCGCCACTTTCGACGGCCGACATCGTGCCGGTGATAGCGGGCGCACCAGCAAAGGCCGCACCATCTTCACCATTCTCGTTTGCGGCGATGATGCCGGTGACGGTGGACGTGCCGCCGCCGGCAAAGCTGTCGTCTCCTGTTTCCGTGACGATGATGGCGCCCGTATTGGACACCTGAAACGCGCCCTCCTGGAAGGCGCCGACTTGGAAGGCCATCGGGCAAGGGCTCCGGTTAGAGCGTCAACCGGGGAACCCCGATCCGGTTTTTGTTCTGGGCAGGCGTCACCAGCGGTCGATACCGGCAATGATGGCTGCGGTTTGCAGCAGCCGGCGCCATAAGCACACGCCGAGCGCCTTCATCGCTTGGTAGGCCAAGCCTGCCGCTTCCAGCTGCCGTTCCGGTCCCCAGGTCATGAGGACGAAATCATGCAACACATAGGCCTTGGCGCATTGTGGATCGGCCGGACTAAACAGCCAACGAGCCCACCACGGGATGGAGCCGAGATCAGTGATGAAGTGGGCCGGGACGATAATCTCGCTCGTCACCGTGCCCGCAGCGTCCCGCACCTCCCAGATCAGCGGATCCGCCAGCGCCCAGGTCCATAGGCCGGTATCGGCGGCTTGAAAGGGATAGAGCGCGCCGTGAGAGGTAAAACGGCTCATTCCTGACCTGGCCACCCTGTTTCGATGGCTGCATCGATCTCGTCGAGATCGTCATGCGTGCTGGCATTGTCGATCGCGTCCTGCTTCGCCCAAGAGGTTTGGAACAGCGATGAGGCCCAGGCCTGCATCGTCAGCAGCACGGCCAAGCCATCCTGATAACTCATCGTGATCGTCTCGTTCGCCTCGGTGCGGATCTTCGCCTCTTCGACTGCACCCTGTCCCAGCATCACGGCAGCGGTATAGGCGCCTTGGCTGGCGAGCCAGTTGCGGGCGTCATCGGTGCCATCGCGCAATTGCAACACCTGTTCGCCGATAGCGCTGCCGAAGTCATGGTGGTAACCGGCATTGAGCAGGGTCGCACCGAACGCTTTGACCTTGTCCTTGAGCGCGGGACGCCGCTCGGCCAGCGTGCGGTTGTGGATGGTATAGGTTGCCGTGACGCTGGTAGGTCCCACTGTCCAGAACCCGGTTGCCCGCTGGGTGACATATTGCCGGGCCGGGTTGTGCTCGGGCGGCTCTTCGACCACCGGGAGCAAGCCAAAGGACGCAAACTCGGCTTCATCCGCGTTCGGATCAAGCATGATCGCCGGATCGCCCTGTGCAAGCTTTTTTCGGAATTGGCTCTTGGAAAAAGGATAAGCGCTCACCGCGCCGTTTTCGACGTGTGCGTAATTCATGACGATGTCCTGAGGTTAGGTGAGGCTAGGCGCGGATGAGCATCGCAATGTAGGTCTGGGAGGCTGAAAGGCCTGCGAAACTGATCGTGCCTGCGCTCTCAGAAATGCGCGTAACGGTATCCTCGGCGTTGGTGAGGTTTGGTAGCAGTCGCAGGTCAGTGGTCCATCCTGGCGATCGTGAACGATCATACATCTCCCAATCACCGGTCAAGGTGATGCACTTCAGCATCGCAAATTGCGAGCCTCCAGCCCAGCCGTGAGCGTAGGAGCCGGCATTCGAGCCGTTGGTGGTAAAGATTCCGCACTGGATATTGCCGCCTGGTGCTGCATCGTGTGCCCAAGCATTGAGAACGTATGAGCCAGTTGAAGCGGATGCCGAAAAGGTCAGCGTCGTTCCACTCACTGCCACATAGGCGTCAGATGTCGACTGAGCATCTGCAGCGTTCAGCTTCAGATTGTTGCCGCCAGTCAGCGCGCGGTGCCAAGCATACCAATCGGACGTGCTGTCAGTCCTCTTGATGGTGGCAAAGCCAACCACTCCGAGATCGGAAAGGTCAATAGTGCTTGCCACCCCATTCGTATGGCTAAAGGTCACTATGTCGAAATAATTGGGTGCTTCTCGCCACTGCCAACCAACAAATGTTTCACCAGTACCATTTGCCGCGAAAGTAGTATCAAGATTGTAACCAGAAGAGCCGAACGCAACAACACCGTCATCAAATTGATTTCCGAGTGTGTTATTCGAACTAAGAACGACGCCGGCACCTCGAACAGTGTCTACTAGAAATTGCTTATAAACACCGGATCGAGATTTGACCCAGACAAGCGATTTATTAGCTGCGGCGTCTATTCCGGTCGTAATGGTTCGACCCGCACTAATCCCCGTCCAAATCGAGGCATTAAACACTTCGCTGACGTCGAGTCCTGTCTCCTGCGCCATCAGCAGCTTTTTCTTTGCCTGCAACATCAGGCTCACGCCGCATACTCCCCGGCCGCAGCGCGCCAGGTCGTGCCACCGTTCTGCGTGGTAAAGATGATCTCGTAGACCTTGCCGCCCGTAAACGTGGGCGCCGCGCCACCCACCCAGTTGACGCCCGAGAACCAGGTGATCGTCCCTGACGTATAGGTGAGCACCAGCCGCAGGTGATAGGCCTTGCTCGACGGCACGTTGGAGACGGTGAAGGTCGAGTTTCCCGCAATGGTCTTGGTAAACTCGTTGCCGAGGGCACAATCCAGAGCCAGGGCTGCGACGGCCGTCACCGTGCCGGCGACCTGTCCGAACTGCTGCGCTGCGCTCCAGGTCTGGGCTGCATTGGTTTTGGCCGTATTCGCATCAAAGGCCTGCACGTTGGTGCCGATGACGAGGCCCAGCAGCGTCCGCATCGCCGCGTAGTCCGCAGCGGAGATCAGCGATCGCCCGTTGACCGAGGCGTTGGTGATGTCGGCCACCGTGATCGCCAGCAGGGTCTTCATTGCCGCGTAATTGGCGGCTTTGACCAGTGCCGCGCCGTTTGCGGTTAGACCCAGATTGGTGAGCGCCGTTGCTGCATTGGCCAGGTCCGACAGATTGTTCGCGGCGATAAGGCGAGCCGCGATCGCAGCGTTCACCGTGGCCGCGAAATTGGGATCGTCGCCCAGCGCCGCTGCCAGCTCGTTGAGCGTATCGATTGCGCCGGGCGCCCCATCGATCAACGCAGCGACGGCCGCCGTCACAAAGGCAGTCGTCGCTAGGCGGGTTGTATTGTTCCCCGCCGTCTGTGTTGGCGCAGTCGGATTGCCGGTGAAATCCGGTGAAGCAAGAGGCGCCTTGGCGTCGAGCGCGCTCTGCGCGAGTGTCGAGATGGGTTTGGCGGCGTCTGAGGTGTTATCGACGTTGCCCAACCCAAAGTCGGCTTTGACTGCATTTGCCCACGCGATTGAGCCTGCCGTAGAGCCGGCCTTCAGGAACTTGCCATCGTTGGTTGTGCTGGTCGCCGGAACATGCAGGTTGCCGTCGCCAGTCGGGTGCGCGTAATTATTCGCCCCATCGGCGACATTGATGAACGTACGGACTTGCGTGGCCGTTAGCTCTTCCGCCGCGCCGGCATCGGCCGTGACCCGCCCGACAATGCGAGCCGTGGCCATGGTGAAATTGGAGCCCTCAGCAAACCGGCTCGGCGTCAACTGCCCTGAAGCGGTCGCCGCCGGATCGTCGGCGATCTCGATCTCGAATTTGGGCGTGATGGCAATGGTCATGGTCTAATGCCTCCCCGACGCCCGAGCCTTAGCTCGGGTCCGGCGCATGCGTGATGGTGGAAGTGGTGAGCGTTACGTCCTGGCCCTCCGAGATCGAGGTATTGACCAGTTCGATGTCCGCTTCCGAACCGGAGCCGCCGACCGTCAGGCCCGAAAGCCCCACCGTGCCGCCCGATGTCTTGAACCTTGCCTTGGCGGCCACAGTGCCTGGCCCGGCCGCTTCGAGGCCCGCAACCGTGGCGCTGTCATAGACCGGCGTCCACACTGCGCCAGCAATGTCGCCACCATCGGCTTCGAGGCCAAAGATGGCCAACACCACATCGCCGGCCGAAAGCAGTTCCAGCGAGCCATTCGCGAAGTAGTTACGGGTCGCATTCATGCGGGCGGTTTTCACCGCCGTCGAATAGATGATCATGGGGTTTTCCTTCCAGAAATGAACGAAGTCGCCCGGCCGCCAGGGAAACGGCCGGTTGTTTCAGAACTTGAAAATTAGAGGTGTAGGCTGGTTCTCTTACCTAGCCATATTTCCGATCATAGACGGCGTGTCGGCACACATCGATCAGGTCGAACGTATGTGTCGCACTCTGCGTCATCACAATTCGATAGTTTCCATCGACGCGAGCACTCCAATAAATCGAACCGCCTTTAAGCTTCTTGAAGTGCAGGTGAGCCGCAGGAGGGTCCAGCAGAAGCTGCTTCAATGCGATCCGGATCAACTCTCGAACCGTGCCATCTTGCTTGGCAACGGCCCTGTCGAAGGCCTTCGTACGATTGAACTTCACCATGTCAGTTCAGATCGTTGAAGTAGGAGTCGATATCCTCGTCGTTGGAAAGCACACCTGTGACCGTCCGTGTATCCCGGTCATTGTCCCAGATTAATTCCAGAGTGTGCTCGCGCAATTCACCGGCGGTCTTGAGATGTTTTGCGAAAACGAGCTTCTGACGCCGGATCAGTTCGGTGACCAACTTTTTCGCAGAGGGGTTTCGGGCCGCTACCCGCCGCAGCCGAAGTTCACGATCGTCGGCCTCCTGCTGGCCATCAGAAAGCATTGAAATCGCTTCATCTATCGAGTTTACGAGGACTGGCAGACCAGTGCTCACCAGATAGTCAGCGATTGCCGCAAAATCCGCGTCGTTGGAAAAGGCAGTGATTAGCGCACGGACATTCGACAGAGACGTCTCTACTCGATCCCGCCACTTATTCATCGAAATATTGAAGTCCTCGGTGCCTTGGAGGGCGCGGCGCGCTGAACCTTCAACAGAGGCCGGCTCAACCATGGGGCCAGCCGCGGACTGGTAGTCGGTTGGGGCTGCCACGTCTGCAACCAACCGCTCGAAATCCTCTTTGAAAGCTGGCAGGCCCATGAGTGCATCCTTCTCCGAACTCTGATTTAGCGGTTCGAGAATGCGACAGCAACGTTAACGTCGACATCACTCTTCCCCCTATCGACCGCTATTGGCGCGCTTCAATTCGCCCGCCAGATCCGCGACATCGGCATTGCCTTCGCGCAGCAACTTTCGGGTCTCTTCATCCGACAGGCCGACGAGTTGCGCGAGCTTGCTGACTGCCGCAATCAACTGCTGACTGTCCTGCCGCAGACTGCGCAGCTCGGCAACGACCTCGCTATTGTCATTGCCGGGCACCGAGCCCAAGCGGTTGATATGGTCGAGCACCGGCCGCGTCGCGGGATTGACCGACGTGGCCCGCGTCACATGCTCGCCACCGGCCAGGGCAATATTGCCGCCGCCGGCATAACGCGCCAGCACGCTGTCGACATTCCAGAGCCCATTGCCCACCATGCCGCCGCCGGCATAGGCGCCGACGATCCCGCCCATGGCCATGGCGCCGTGCTGCTTGGCCCAGATCAGGTCCGCTTCGATCTGCGCCATCGACTTGCCCGACGAGGTCCACCAACCGATTTCCGAAGCGCTGCCGGTGCGGCCCAGAATGGACTTGTAGAAGTCCTGCACCTGGTTGCTGCCCTGGCTTTGCGTGGCCATGATCTGCGCCTGCAGCGCCGCGTCACGCGCGCCCATGGCAGCCGTCAGCCCGGCGATCGCTGCCCCCACCGAAAGCACGGATTGATCGATGCTGATCAGCGCCCCGATCTGCCGGTCAAGCGCCTCTCGCTGCCGCTGGGCTTCGCTCAACTGCCGCCCGGCCTGCCCCTCGATGCCCGCCAGGGTCTGGTCGATCTCCGTCCAGATGGCGGCATAGGCCGCGCTCGAGGCGTGGTATTCCCGCGCCTCGTCGCGCGCCGTCTGTGAAATGTCCACCAGGCGATCCTGGGCGCCCTGATCCCCGCCGGCAGCAAGAGCCGCCGTCTCGCGGAACAGGCGCATAGCATCCTCCGCCTGTTGCTGCTGCCCGAGCGGCGAACTGGCATCAAACCGCATGTCCTCACGGACTTTCCGGATCGATTGCCCGAACCGCTCCAGCCGTGAAATCGTCTGGTCGATCTCGCTGCGCTGCGCCTCATAGCTCGACCGCAAGGCCGCCTCGGCATCGGCAACGCTCTGCATCGCGCCTTGCCCAGCCAGCGTTTCGATCAAGCTCGACATCAACGGGAAGGCAGTCGCCAGCATATCGATCTGGGCCTGGCTCAACCCTGCCGATTTGACCACGCCGGCCAGCGACAGGTTCAGTTCCTGCAGGGCCAGCGAGCCATCGATCCCGAGCGCCGCACCGTCCCTCAGTCGCTCCTGATATTTCGATTGGGCGTCGATGATCTCATTGAGAAAGCCGAACCCGGACAGTTCATTGATCGAGGTGTTCAGGTCGCCAAGATACTCATCCCTCAGCTTGGCCAAGGCCGTGTTGAGCGCGCCGGAAATCGCATTGGCCGCATCGCCGGCAGACATCCCGAGCTGCTCAAGCGTCACCTGCAGACCCGACGCGCGACCCTCGGCCTCCGCAACCTTCTTTTCCATCTCGGTCAGCTCTTCGGCACCCGACAACACCGAAAGGGCAAAATCCTGCGCCGACCGACGCGCCCGGGCGAGGTCCTCGGCCACCTGCGCGCCATTATCGATTCCGGCGAGTTCGCCGAGCTTGTTGCCCATGAACTCGGTATCGGCAACGAACGCTTTCAACTCCTCGCGCAGACCAACGATCTGCTGCTGCGCCGAGACGAAGGCGCCGCCCATCCCCTGCCCGCTCGATAGCGCATCGAGCGTGCCCTCGAAGCCAAGCCGGAAATCCTTGTCGAGCTGCAGGAAGAAGGTGTTGACCGCATCCTGCAGGCGCTTTTGCAGCGCACCATCCTGCGCCTTGGCTGCCAGCGCCTGATATTCGTGGCTCTTGTCCCAGAAGTCGCGAAACGCCTGCGCCATCTGGCCGACGCCGCGACCTTCGCCGACATCGAGCAGGCTGTCTATCGCGCCGCGCGCCGTATTGAGCTTGTCTTTGGCCTCTTCCAGCGCCTGGTTCATGCCGAACAGGCCACCGATGAAACCACCGATGCCGCCCAGCACCATGCCGATCGGCCCTGCCGACATGCCCGAAAGCGCCCCACCCACGGCGCCCATGATGGGCGACTGGGTCTGGTACCCGATCCCAAGCCCGCCGAGGCCGGCGCCAAGCCCGTTCGCCAGGGCATTGCCATTGGCGCCGCCACCGAGAATGTTCGACAGGCCGTCGAAGATCCCGCCCGACGCACCGGCCTCGGTGCCGCGCGCCGCGCCGCGCTCGACTGCCTTGGCCAGGCCGTCGGTATTGCCGAAGAGCATGTCCATCGAGGCCGACAGGTTCGCCTGCCCCATCTGCCCGAGGCCCGACATCACCCGGTTCATCAGGTCGTCGAAATCCTCGATCGGTGATGAAAACAGGTCACTCAGCACCGAGCCGAGCGTCTCCTGCAGTGCATCGGCCATGTTCCGGGCCGCATCCTTCGTCGTCGCCTCGAGGCGCCGCACGCCAATTTCAGATGCCGCGAACAGATCGCCGATTTCCGCCTGCACCGCCTGGCGCTGGAAATCGTCGAGCGCCTGCCCATGCTGCTCGAGAAGAGCCTGCAGCTCCTCTGCTTCTCGTCGCGCATATTCGCCGGGGAACAGGGCTTCGGCCAGCTTGTCGGCCGTCGAGATGAAACTGTTGAAGTCTTTTTCGGCCGCCTTCAGTGCCTTTGCCGCGCCGCCCGACGCCGCCGCGGTTTGGTCGAACTGGGCATTGGTATTGGCGAGCGCCACGGCGAGCTGTTCATTGTTCTGCGCAAGAAGAGCAGCCCGTTCGGCAGGCGCGGCCAGTGACAGGCCTTCGATCTGCTTTGCCTGTTCGGCATACTGCTGGTTGACCTGTGCGAGCGCCTGCTCTCGACCAGTCAGGGCAGCGATGCTGTTCTGCGCTGTCTGAGAAGCAAGCTGCTCTTCCAGGGCCGAGACCCCTGAAATCGCGTCTTTGGCCTGGTCATACCGAGTGGCGGTTTCCGCGATGCGCTCATTGTATTCCGCGCGGTTGATTGCGCCCAGGCGCAGCAGGTCACCAGCGGCAGTCTCGGCATTGGTAAAGGCTTGCTCGGCCCGCCCCATGTCGGCCATTGCCGCCTGCTGCGCAGCGACCTGGGGAATGAGGCTGCCAAGAGCGAAAAGCGCATTGGCATAGGCATTCGCCGCACCCGTCGCCGTGCCGTACTGGCTGGCGGCAACAACGGCAGCATCGCCTGAATTACGGATGGCCCAGGCGGAAGCATCAGCTGCCCGGGCAAGCTGATGGTTCCAGTCGGTCAACTCGGCAGTGATCTGCGACCATGCCTGCATGCCAGATAGGTCTTGAAAGCCATAATCGAGCGCTGCGCGTGTTTCCTCGGACTGGGCGCGCAGGAACATAAGCTGCTGGGCCAATTTATAGACGTCATCGGCCATCTGCTGGATCGTCGGTTCGTCGCTCGAGTCCCAGAGTTCCTTGGCGGCAATGGCGGCACTTTCAAGCTCCTGCTGGGTGCTCTTCGCCGACAAGCTCAGTTTCTCAAGAAACTCCACCTGTTCGGCATATTTCCCGAAATTGCCTGCCCCCTCCCCCGCCATCTGCCCTGAGGCTTCGATCTCTCGAAGGAAACGCGCCGTAGCCGCGATGCTTTCGCGCGTTTGCAGGATATTGAAGCCGAGGATCTCTGCCTGCTCGGCCTGTTCCTTGAGACCAGCCTGCAGTTCCAGACGAACAATGGCGTCCGGAAGCCGCGCAGCTTCCTCCCCAGCCAGCCGCGCCGCTTCGCGCATGCCATCGTAGCCAGCAAGGATCTTGTTGAGCCATTCGCCATGACGCTCGAGCGCGCGCTCGGCACCCTGCGCGCTTTCTTGCGACGAGGTGAACCACTGGATTGCCGCGGCGCCGAGCGCGACAAACCCGATAGTCAGGAGTGAGACCGGGTTGATGATCGACATGAACGCGACTGCCAGCCCCTTGAGCGGGTTCTGCATCGTGTTCAGCACAGCACTCAACTGCGTGCCCTGCTGCAGCGCAATCATAATAGGGTTCATACCCATGGCGGCTGTGACGCCGATATCCTGGAACTGCGCGGCAATATTGGCTGTGCTGCCGGCGGCGTTGTCGTTCGCCGCTGCCAGCCGTCTCAGGGCCTGTGCCTGCTCGTCGATGGCTCGGGCACTTCGCTGTGCCGCCTCGGCCATGCGCGCACTGGCAGAACCTGAGCCGCGCCCGAGGGCGGCCATGGCCGCATCTGCCATGCGGGCCGAAGCCGACATCTTCTGCAGCGACGTGTCGGCTCTGTCCGCGCCGGTTGTATCGGCGCGGATCACAACGTTTAGCAGGTCCATGCAATCACCCTTTGGCCTTGCGGCCCTTGTCTACCTGGCTGGCGAGGCCCGACATCAATGCCTTGACGCCGGCGCCGTCACGGACGTCGGTCTCATTGCGCAGCCCGTTCATGCCCTTGGCCGGGATGGCGCTTCGGTAGGTCCAATAGACGTCAATGATCGCTCGGGCCTCCCATGGCTCCATCAGGGCCCGGGTGACACGGCAATAGGCGTCGATTTCGGTGTATGTGATGGGATTGTCGCCCATCCCGATTTGCCGGGTCAGCAGCAGGTCAGAAAGCCAGCCCCAGATATGCGCGCAATCACGCGACAGAGGCGGGTCGACAATTTCGCCCGGCTTCAGTCCTGCTGCAACACTGGCATAGTCGAGCAGCTCGTCGATTATGTCGTCGACGGCGCCTTCAGAAAATTTGCGCGATCGTCAATGAAGGCGTCAGCCTGTTCGGCCAGCCAAGGCAACTGCTTATAGATGCTGCGCACGTTCTCCGACGAGCAATCGAGTACCTTCCCGCCGGCCTCGACATTGGCCCACTCGACCGTTGCCAGCACCAGTGTCGTCAGGCGATCGTCATCGGTTTTCTCGGCCGTTGCCGGCTTTGCGCGAAAGCCCTTTTTCAGCACATTGTTGGTCAGCTCGTTCTGCCGCTTCTTCAGCTTATCGGAATCGCGGCCGAGCAAGGTGATCGTGACAAGCTCGCCTTTTTCATTGCGCAGCTTTTCGCCAGTGCCGGGGTTTTCAACTTCCATTACGGCGCCCTGATTGGCGACGTCGCGGGTATTGAGAGTGAGGAGATCCATGATCAGTTCCTTCTGTCGGAAAGGGTTGGTGCGGGCGAGCACCGACATGCCCGCCCGCGGTCACGCGTGACGTTCAGCTCCGGTCGTCGGTCCGGATAGAAAATCAGGGAGTTTCGTCGGCGAGTTCGGTGAAGATCTCGGTATTGATGCCGATGTTGTAGGTGACGCGCACGACATTGTCGGCCCCGCCATAGTTCTCGCGCGCCGACATGACGAGCGCGCCGAAATAATAGGCGGTGTCCGTGTAATCTTCGTCGGGCGCATCGGCCGCGATGATCTTGAACGCGTATTCGAACTTGCTCTTCTCGGCCGCCGAAAGGGCAATCTGGCCGGCGTCCAGCGGGTCACGGCCAACGGTCAGGGCCAGAGTGCCGGCATCCCGCGCACCTTTAAGCTTGCGCGTGCGTGCATCGTTCACCGCAAGGAAGGTTACCGACGAGCTCTCGTCGCCAAACTCGCCGAGGGTTTCGACTTCACCGACCTCGACCCAGGGCGTAAGTGCTGCGTATTCGGCAAGCGTATCAGTTGCATCGGTGCGGACCGGACCGATGAATATCTTGGAACCGGCTGCAGTTGTGATTGCCATGGGGGTTCTCCTAGCTGGCAAGAAAAAACCCGCTCAAGGCGGGCGGAAAAATCAGGTGGGATTAACTTCGACCCCGATGGGGGGCTTGTCCGGTTTGGGTTCGGACGGCTTGGCCTTGCCCGGCAAGGCCCGCATGTCTTCGATGGGCGCGACGGGCACGCCGGCCTGCTCATAGGCGGCACGAACCTTGGGCCAATTACCAGCGATGTAGACCTTCGTTACACCCGCAACTGGCCCCAGAAAGTGACGAGGGTTTTTTACCGTGCGCCCCTCGGCATTGGCGACCTTCTCAGTCGAATAGATCAACTGCGTCATTCCACGCTCCTTCAGACGCCGGAGGCGTCGGTTTGATATTGGACATCATAAGTCAGGGTCGCGAGCGCCTGCCGGCTGTCCCCCTCGCCATCAAGGCCGATGAAGGTGCTGCGCAAGGCAAGGCCCATGGCAAGGCCACCGAGTTTCGGCGCGGTCGCAAGCGCGGCTTCGACCTTCTGGGCATCGGTATCGAGAGCCTGGTCGAGGCTGTCCGACATGCCAACCCGCAGTTCGATCGCAACCGTAAGGCGACGCAAGACCGATCGCCCGAGAGACGCTTGTGTCGCGTCTTCACTGAGCGTGTAGACGAGCCGCATAGGCAGCTCCGCCACCTCGGTGGGGCGGGTGCGATTGGGCTTCACGCGGCCAGACCAATCGGGAATGCCGGAGAGGATCGCCACTATGGCATCGCGGATCTTCTCACGCTTATGGGTCATGCCCGGCGCTCCAGTTGAAGGGCCGTGAGACCCTGCCCGTCTGGCCTTGGTTCCCAGCAGCGATACTCTATGCCGCGCGCCACGATGACTGTGTCGTCACTGATCGCAGGCAAGTCGACAGTGCGCACGCTGATTGAGGTGATGAGGTCGGACGAGCCGGCCTCACCGTCTTCGTTGGAAAAGTGTCGAGAGTCGTAGATGGCGCGCACTGGCACGCCATTTATCATGACGCCCAGCACGCCATCGGGCTCCCCGAACACGTCGAGGACGACATCGTTGAGGAGGGAAAAGTCCATGATGGCTACTGCGACGGCGTTTCGGGCGGCAGGGCCTTGAGTGCCGCCAGGACGTCATCCTTGGTTTCGGGGACTTCCGCCAAGTGATGGGCAGCCGCCTTCTTGAAGGCGGGCAACTTCACGCCCGGCTGATCGGCCAGCGCGATGACGTCGGCGAGCGGCAATTTCTCGCCACCGTCGTCATCATCGGCAACCTGCTTGGTCTTGCGAACCGCAGCGCCCGCAGCAATGAGCGCCTTGCCTTCGTCGTCACTGGCTTCGAACTCGCCGCCAGGAGCGACAAAACCCAGCTTGCCGCCGCGATTGATGGTGTTGATTGCGATCAGTTTCATGGCTCAGAGCACCTTCGCGCCAAGGGTTGCGTTTGGCCGGTACGGCACCACGAGCGGCGCCGACTGGAGCATGAGGAAGCGGGCGGCCGGGTCGGGCGTGACCCAGGACTTCTGGTAATAATCCAGTGCCTGGAAGCCTGCCGTCTCGTCCTTGATCGCACCGAAGTGACGGACGCCTTCGACCTGCCCCACGGCACCCATCGCAAGATAGTTGTCGGGGATGTAGTTCCCGACAGCGCCGGTCTCGTCGACAAAGCTGTCGGCATAGACCCAGATGTTGAAGGACCCAAACGTACCCATGTACTGCGCGTTGCCGCGCATGGAGTTGGGGCCCAGATCAATGTCGGTACGCTGGCTATAGCCCTTGGACTTGTCGACCATTTCCTTGACCTTGGCGTGGGCCCGGAATGCCGACCAGACATTCTGCGCCATCACCACGTCGACCGCACTGGCACCCGACTTGGTGCGGATCAGTCCAGCCCAGGTTTCAAGGTCGTTGAGGGGGTCCGACCCGGCATCGCTCCACAGGGCGGTGCCGGTATTGACCACTGTCAGCGCTGCGTCGCGACCGAAGTTCACTACGGAAGTCGGGTACTTTTCACCAGTCACAGTGACCTGCCCGGTCAGCATGATCTTGGCTGCCATCCATTCGAGGCGGCGGTTGACCATTGCGATCTGGTCAGCAGATTCCGTCGCAAGGTTGATGCGGCGGACGTCCATCGGGTCAAGCGCTGCACCGATCGGCATGCCCGCGGCACGGCGTACCGGCTTGCCATCTTCAAAGACGCGCTTGTCCTTGATATAGGCCGGGCGGAAGCTGTTGGTCGTGTAGCCAAGCGACTGCACGATCTGGCCCTCGACGAGCGGCGAAACAAACGGCGCCAGGCGCGGCTTGCCCGTCAGAACGTCGAAGTAGATCTCTTCCTGGTCCGAAACCGAGATCTCGGGGAAGAAGGTGTCGAGCAGGAACGGGCCAGAAATATTGGCTTTGAGGTCCTGAACAACGCGGTTGAGCACCGCGGGGCTGTAGATATCGACCATGGCTGGTTACCTCGTGATGCTGGACTGGAGCTTGATGCCGACATCACGCAGGCTCTCGCGGACTGAGGCTGCGGTATGGGCGGTACCAAAGGTGAGGGCGTTTTCGTCGAAGACGCCGCCGAAATAGGCGACCGTCGACTTGTCGCCGGCGGAAGCATCGGTGTCTTCGGCGAGGATCACGGCTGCGGTCTGCGAACCGTCCGACGAAGCGGAAAGGCTCAAAGTATACTTGCCGCCCGTGGTGATCTTGCCGAGCACGGCACCACGCTTGAGGTTCTGACCCGAGATCAGTGTGATCTTACGGGTCTGGAGGTCATCTTCGCCGGCGATGATGCCGTCGGGCGTGAATGCGCCCTGGCTGGAGAACGATGCGACCATGGCTTAGGCACTCCTCTTCTTGGCGTTCTGCCCGGTAAAGGCAGCGACAATCTTGTCCGCCTCGGCCTTGGCATCGTTGGCTTCGCTGCCGGCCGACTGGTGGGGACTGGTGATTTCGGGGGACTGGACCGCGGTCATTTGCTCGAAGAGCTTGGCCCGCACCTGGTCCATGGTGAGACCCGCCGTGATGAACGTATCGGCGAGGTTGGCTTCGAGCTTGGGGTGAGACTTGCGTGCCAGGTCGACCGCGGCGCGGATTTCCTTGGTGTTATTGACGCGCGCCTTTGCCTCGTCGAGCGTCACGCCTTCGGTGATCAGCGCCGAGGCCATGGCGGGCACACCGGCCGCCACGCAGATGTCGACGATGCTGGCGGCGCTTGCCGCTGCGGCCTTTGCGCCATCGGCCGAGGCGGTAGCCTTGGCCTTATCGAGATCGGCGGCAGTAATCGCCGCCGGAATGTTGTCCGTCGCCATGGTTGGCTCCTTTTTTGGGACAGTGGGAGGCGGCGAGGCCGCGGGATCGGTCGGAGAGATCGACCAATTGTGTTTGCTCGCGAGCGTCTTCAACGCCTGCGGAGCGTGAGCGAATAGACGGTAGTCAAACGCCGCGACGGCGCTCGCCTTCTTCTCGGTCGTCGCATTGGCGAAGCCTTCTGCAACGGCCTGTTCGGGCGTGAACCAGCGCTCCGCTTTCATGATGTCGCGGCACTCTTCGGGCGTCTTGCCCGATTTGCCGGCATAGACACGGGCATAGGCGGTCGCCAGTGCTTCGAGACCCTCGATGGTCTTGGCGTGATCCTCGGACGTCCCCCAGGTCATGCCCGCAGGATCGTGGATCATCATCACGGCACCCGCCGACATGGTGACGGTTGCACCGACCATGGTGATCAGTGACGCCGCCGAAGCAGCAATCCCCTCTACGACGATGTTGGTGACACCCGATCGAGCCGCCAGCAGCGCATGGATCGCGGCGCCTTCCGTCGCAATCCCACCAGGCGAATTGATGTAAACATCCAGCTCGGCATCGTCCTCGATCTGGGCGAGTGCCAAAATGACGTCACCCGAGGTGAAGCCGTCATCGTAGTAATAGTCGCCGACATAGCCGGAAAGCCGCAGCTTCCCGTCTTCCAAAATCGCAGCCATGTGAGAAACCTCAGTTAGGGTTGAGCCGGGGGCTCGTCGTCGTGACCGGCATTGTTGCCGGAGCGCGTGGTCTTGCGCGGATCGCTGTCGAGGATCAGTCCAAGACCATCGGCGCGGCCGTTGTCGGCGGCAATTTCCGCGTCGATCTGCTGGACATCGTCGCCTGCCGCGGAAACGACCTCGCTGCGCGAACGGAAGCCGGCGCGCACTTCCAGTTCCTTGGACTGCACGTCCTGAACTGGATGGATATAGGCCCAACCCTGCGGCACCCAGCGAGCCCGAGCAACCTGCCCGACCGTGATGCCGGCCGGTAACTGGACGCGACCGGAAAGCACTGCCAGTTCCACCCATCGGCGAAGGATCGGGCGGCACCATTGATAGACGACCAGATGGTGCTGCCACATGGCGCAGCGGCGCCGGAATTCGTTGACTGCTGCACGAAAGGTACGGTCATTGACGTTCTTGTAGTCGCCCGTCAGCTGCTCATAGAGAATGCCGAGCGACACGGCGACGCCGCGCTTCTGTTCGCGCATGAAGACTTCATAGCTGTCACCCGGGCTGGGCGGAGCGGACCATTCGACCGTCTTGCCCGGTGGAAGCACCTGCATCGTGCCCGGCTCCAGCGATGCGAGGGCGACGCCACCATCGATATCCTCGGCATTGAACGTATCGCCAGCATCCTCGCCATCGGTCGTCTCGTCCGTCACGAACCCGGTAAAGAGCGCCGCAATCTGCTGCCTGATGAGCTGCGCATCGTCGTATTTGTCGAGGTCGTTGAGCTTGACCAAGGCGCGGGTCAGCCAGGGCTCACCGCGCACTTGCCCCGGACGGCGAAGAGCAGCCAAATGGGCAACCTCCGTGGCAGGGACCGCTACGGTCTGATTGAGACCGATGGTCGCCATGAAGGGCGCGTCGTTCGGATGAGACCGATGCATATGATAGGCAAAGCGCCGGCCGATGGTGTCGAACTCGACGCCACAACGGACAATGTTATTGCCGGTACCGCCAGCATTCTTGTCGGAAGGTACATATTCGGCCTCGAGGACCTGGATCTGGAGCGGAACCGACAATCCATCCGAAAGCAACCGCGTGCGCATGCGAGAAAATACGTCTCCGCCCTCGATGGTCGAGCGGACAGCCAGGGCCTGAAGGCCATAAAAATCGAGCCTGCCCTCGGCGTCGGCCTCGTCAGTCCATTCCAGAAAAGCCGCGGCCAGCGACTTGTTGAATTCCGCATCTGCCGTCGCAAATTGAGGCTTGATACCCGTCCCGACGATGTTTGAAACGAGGGCTTCAACACCCGCCTCGGCATATCCCATTTGCCGAACGGCATCCCGTGAGCGAGCGCGCAGCGTATCAACCGAATCGGAAAGCGCAGCATTCGGCCCCGACGTGGGCGCCACCCATTTGACCAGGCGGGAACCACGTCCGGCAGCGCCATAGTGCGCCGTCGCTACCGGCTTCACATAGAGCCCGGTCCCTTTGACGCGAAAACGAACGGGTGACGACATCAACGCAACCCTTTCGACGTCAAGAAGCGGACTTGGCGAACCGGCTTGGCCTTGGTGCCAGCAACTGCATCGACCTCGTCGCGCATCATGGCCAAAACTTCGCGCATTTCCTTGAGGCTCCGATAGGTGACCTCGCGATCGGCGAACTGCACGCGCAGGGCACCGGTCCCGATCGCCTTCTTGAGGGCGTCGATGTCAGTCTGGGTGAAGGCCATGGAGGTCTCAGCGAGAAAGGAAGGAGGAGCGCGCCACACGAGGCTTTGCGCGACGCGGTTTGTGTTCGGCTTTGACTTCGACGACTGGTGCCAAGTCCGGCGAAGGAGACGAATCGGTTACTGGAGCGGCAACAGCAGGTTGTGTCACGTCAGGGCGCACGACGTAGGGGTTAGCGAGCCCGACAGCCGCCCAGGCAGGCGGTCGGGCCCAGTTGATCTTTTCGGCTTTCAGCACGATGGCAAGGCCCCGGGCCTGCACGGCGAGGTCGAGCGTCTCGTTGCGGAGACCGCCCTTGCGCTTCTCCCAGCCTTTTTCCGTTCGAACCTCTGCGCACAGTTCAGCGAAGTGTGCGTCGCTCAGTCCTTCTGGCAGGTGAAACGCATTGGGCCCGGGGTGGCGGCGGGTCAGCGCCAGGCCGACTTCATCTTTCAGCAGGTCGGTGCCAAGTTGGACAATGCGAAGGTCTGTCCGACGCTTCTGCCGCGTGCCCAGCACCTTCTCGGGCGCAGCGTAAACAGCGCGCTGACGATCGAGGCCGCCCCGCCCTTTCGATAGGAAGAATCGCTTGCCCAACCCCAATTTCCGGACGGTGCGATAAAACTTGTACGCGTTGCCTGTGACCCCGGCCGCGCCTGCAGAGTCGACAATGATGGCGCGCGGTATCAGCGCAAGACCGCCACTGTCGGCAATGGGGATGGCCTTGCCGAAAAGCGGCAGCAAGGCATCCCAGTCCTCAGAGTAGCGTGCAGGATCGATGGCCCGCTTCCCCTCGCCGGTCGGCGCCACTGTGATATCGAACCGGTCGATCATCCAGTGTTCGAGTTCCGGACCCCAGGCCTCTACTGAAACCGAGAAATACGCGCCATTGACGTCGACTTGGACGGTGACAAAACGCGTCTCGGCCGGAGCTACCCCCATCGGGAACCGCTCGGAATGCTGCTTGAGCGCTTCAGCGACGAGGCCCTCGCCGACCACACGGATCATCGGCACATGCGGACGGCCCTGGTCGAGATTGACCGTAGCCTTGAGCTTGGTTTCGTCACCCCTCGTTTCGAATTCGACCCGGGCCTCGAGCAGACGGGCCACGAGCTGCTGCCAGCTCTGCATGGCCGCCACGGGTCCCTCGCACCACCAGGAAGCAGTGTCGGCGTCCCGAATGGCCGTGTCGCCGAACTCGCATACATCTTGCCCGTCATTGGTCTCGTGTAGCCACTTGCCGCTGCGGTTCAGCGCCGGCTTGTGATCCGGTGCGATCACGCAGCCCGAGGGACACGCCATGAAAACAGTACGAGCACTCTCATTGGGGGTAGTTCGCGTATCCCATTGGAGGGTGTCCATCAACGGCTGGAACCAATCGCCGCAATGCGGGCACCGCCAGTAGAACTTGCCACGTGTCCCTTCATTGAAGATGCCGAGAATGCCGCCACAGGGCGGAGCTTCATGGACCGTTGATGGCTCCCAGTCGTCACGCTCGACGAGCCTACCGGGAGAGCTTTCAGCAACGGCCATCCCCAGCGACCCTGCATGCTGAGTGCGCTTGCGGGCCAGGAACCAGGCATCGCCCTCTCCATCGATATCGTCGGGGAAGCGGTCATAATCGGTCAGCAACACCGTCTGATATTCGTTCTGGCTGAAATACCCGATCACCGGCCAGCGGATTTGCAGGTCCATGCCGCCAGCGAACCGCTTTTCGTGGATATTGTCGGCCCCTCTTCCCGTCATTTGTCGTTCGCGCAGAACCGGGTTCGATCGGAGAAGCGGCCCGAGCTTGCGCTCTGAGAATTGCTTTGCACTGTCCTGTGTCTGGCAGACCACCAGAGTCTCGCGCGGTCGGCACATGATCGCGTGCCCGATCGGGTTGATGATCAAAGCCTCAGACTTCGCTGTACGGGCAGGCCCGCAGAAGGCCACACCGCCATACTTGCGCGATGTGATGGCACTGGCCGGCTCGGTCATGTAGGGCGCGAAGTCATTGCTCCATACGCCGTCGAAAGTCTTGCTCGACATTCGACGCCCACCAGGACCTGCCGCCCATTCCGGTACCGTGATGCGTCGCTGCGGACGCATGGACGGCAGAGTATCGAGCACCAGGTCGACCGGGTCGCAAAATGCCGGCGGCGGCAGGTTGGGCAGAAACCGACGCCAGGCCTCGGTGTTAGGCATCGAAGAGATCCTGCCTCAGAAATTCTGCGCCACGTTCCGGGCGGTCGCGCCAATAGGCTGCGATCCGCGAGGCCATCTCGTCGAGGATGCCGTCGCAGATCTCGACCAGTGCATCGACCGCCTTGGACGGTAGATCGGGGTGATCCCGTTCGATGCGATCCGGCGCCACGTCGAGGCCGTCCCGCACCAAAGACATCAGCGTGTCCAGCGTCTCCTTGACGTCCGACCGCTGCAAGAGCTTGTTGCGCTGCGCTTCGAGCTGTTCGTGGGCGAGCTGCGCAGTCAGAATTTCGCGGCGCTGTTTCGGGTCGAGCGCCTCGATCGAATCTCCACTGCGACCGCCGACCAGCGCCAGGCGCATGGAAGAGATGGCATCGCGCGCTTGCTGGCTCCGCAAATCTTCGGACTTCTTCCTGGCTTCGTTCCAGGCGAAGCAGTGTGACAGGCGAAGCTCGTACGGCTTTCCATTTCGCCCCTGTTCCTGCACTGGCATGCCGGCCGTGATCCATGCCGTCACCGTGTTGAGCGAAGTGCCGAGAGCCTCCGCCAACTCCTCACGGTTCAGCACCGCGTCGGGCACCCCGGCAGGCAGCGGATGCCGCGCCAGCAGATCGTCGATGTCGATTTCATCGGTCATCCACTGGCCCAACAACAACAATCACGTGAAAAATCAGTCACTTGCCGTGCATCACAGGCAACAGTCCTGCGGTGCCGAATTACCCGTGGGACTTGCGCGCCCCCAGGGGCCCCGTCACCCCTACCTCGCCGTTGCCATCGCCTTGGCGATCCCGGCCTCGATCTCGCGCCGGACATTGTCTCGAGCAATCCCGCTCACGCGCTCAACGAAACGAAACCGCGGCTGATACTTGGCCGAGGCCTCATAAGCCACCAGCAGCTTCAGCTGCCCCTTGCCCTTCGCACCCTTACGCTTCCGGCTGCCGACCTTGGCGCGCCGATAGATGCCAGGCGGCAGGTGCTTGGTGCGGGCATCCTTGCCGCTGGCAAAGAATACATCGTCACGCGCTCGCGTCCGCGCAATGGAGCCGCGAGGGATATTGCCGAACTGGTTTAGGCGCTGTCCCACTGCCAGAGTGATCGGCTTGCCGGGCATCCGACGACGTGTGCCACCCTTCTCCTGCATCTCCAGGTATTGCGCTTGCACATCGCGGACGAACACCCGAGCCTCAAGCCCTGACTTCGTCGCCGGCTGGAACCCAATGCCACTTTTTGTGAAAGGCGTCGGGCGATCGAAGATTTGCGGCAGCTGCTGGTGCATCTTGTCCGAGGCGAACCGCGCCGTATTGGTCAGGCCGAGCGCAATGCCGAACTTGAAGTTCTTTGCAACGCGGTCGCGGATGGCTGCAGCCTGGGCTTCGAGCTCCCCCATCCACCACACCCCGCAAACGCAAAAGGCGCCCCGGTTTCCCGTAGCGCCTATCTGTAGACCTGTTTCGTTGTGGTGAAGCTATGTCAATTTTTACCCACACGTCAAGGAGGTCATTTCTGTCGCTCAAGATATTCGGCGATGACCTCGCCCCAGGGCCGGATGCGCGGCCGTGCGTGGGTGTTGTAGGCAGGCGGCACCATGCCTTGCATGAAGGCCGCCGCGACACCGCTGTGCCCAAGTGGAACAAGCATTGTCCGCCCGCTGGAACCCCAGTCGCCAGGCGACATCAACACATAAGCCTGAGGCGCCCGAGCCATCGGCCACGGGAGCACTTCGTCGGGATCGGCCAAGGCCCACGGCCATGGCAGGACCTCATCGCCTTCCGCCAGGAAGCAGTTGGGGTATGCGTTGAAGCAATCCATCACCTCCGGCGTGAGATCGGCGAGCCCAACGCACTTAGCCACGGGGGCGAGATGGCAATCCTTGCCGCAGGGATCGACTGCGCAGGCCTCCCAGTTTGGCGCCGCGGCCGCAGATTGCGGACTTCCAAGAATGTCCCGACAGAGATCGATCTGGTCCGCGCAAAGCGTTTCCAGTTGTGAAGTGAGTGGGTCAGCGGAATTGTCTTGCGCAACAGTGGCGCCGACGAAAGCAAGCAAGGCACATAACGCAAGTCCAACGACACGTAGCAACGTCATACCGTCCTCCATCTCGCATATTGCGCCACCAATATAGCGCGCGCCGTCTCTGCGCGACAGTGGGGTCAAGTCGGATAGAACATTGGGCTACCTCGACCCTGCGCATCGGGATCAAACCATGGCGGCGTAGCCGACACTGGCCTGCGCACCACATAGTCGGTCAGCACGAACGGCACATTGAGCATCTCGACGAGATCGCAGAGCCCCAGCCACCACACGCAATAGGCCCGCCGCGCCTCCACGACGATGGCCGGATGCGTGCCCATCAGTTCGTTCGGCGCCATGCCCAGATAGCCCCGCTGCGTTGCCGGGTCGCGCCAGAGCTTCTTGGGCTTGCCATGCTTATCGAGCGGCTGCACCCACTCGCCCGGCCCTTCCTCATGCCACTCCGGCCGCGTGCCGTTCCGCCCATGCTTGACCACCAGCATCTTGGCCTCATCGGGCAGCTGCATCACCGCATCGAACACCACGGCCGCATCCTCCTTGCAGTGGATGGCGACGAAGCGCGAGCCGGCCGAGGACGTATCGACCCGTGTCCCGAGCGCCAGCACCTGGGCAATCGAGCTATCGGCCGACCATGTCGGCATGCCCGGCATCATGCCTCGCGCCACAGCCTCAATTTTCTGATCCCGAAAGGCCCAGACCACCAGCTCTTCTGCGTCAATGGCCTCAGCCATGGTCCCAACTCTCTTTCTGCGACCCTTTTCGATAGTTCAATTCAACTATCGCTAGGGAAATAGGTGAAGGGTGAGAGGGGCTTGAAAGGAAGTGCGACGGTTTCGATGGTTTTTCCGTGACATATAAGGACAACCAAAAACGACAGACGCCGAAACGCACCCCGGACCCCTTCCCCTTTAGTATACGCGCGGGAAAGGGTCGCAACGGTCGCAAAAACAGCCTAAGCGACTGATTTAACTGTTGATTTGGAATTGAAACCGTCGCATCTCACCCTCGCAAAACTCTCGCAACGGTCGTGCGGCCACGCGCCAGCGTGGGCGACCGTTGCGACTTCCGCATCTCTAGACCTGAGGGGGAGAGGGTTTCGCGGCGACGGTGCGCAGTGTCGCGCCCGCCGCCAGAGGGGGAGAGGGTGTTAGCGGTCGGGGGACCAGCCCGGATCGGCCGATTTCTGGTCGAACCGCGGCACGTCGCCGAGCTTCACATCGAGGTAGTGGACGAGGCGGCCTTCCTCTTTCTTGTAGCCGAGGCGCCGCAGGGCCTTGCCGAAAGAGGTCTCGTTCCAGGCCTTTAGACCATTGGCCAGGCACCAGTCGTTATAGGCGATCAGCATGGCCCGAGCCTGCACCTTCTCGCCGGGCGCGGGGATGACGAGCGCGGTGCAGAAGCGCTGCACCGGGTCTTTTTCCTCGCGATAGGCCTGGGTGAACTTCTTCACCTTGTCGGGGATATGCGCGTCGAGCCCGTCGCGCAGGTAGATCATCAGCCCTTCGATCAGCCAGTTGAGAATGCCGGCGCGCTCTTCGGCGAGCATGGCCAGCATGTCGTCGAACTGCATGCGCTCGCCCTCTGGAATGGTCACATCCCAGGGCGTGATCAACACACGCCGCCAGATCCCGTTGTCGCCGCCGCTGATTTCGGGAAGATCATTGCCCGAAAGGATCGGCACGAAGATCGGCCGGAACTCGAAGAACTCCTTTTGCAGGAAGCGGGCCGTCATCGTGCCGCCACCCGTCACCGCCTTGATCAGGTTTTCGCGCAGCGGCGTGCCCTTGGGCAGTTCTTCGACGACGACATAGCGGGTGTTGAAGAGGCGGGCGATATCGGGGCTGGCCTGCTGGCCGCCGCGCTGCGCGTCCCCTGTTATAGAATCGGGCGAGACCACGGTGCGGAACGTGCCGGCCATGCCGCCCACCGTTTCGATATAGACCGATTTGCCGTTGGCGCCCGAGCCCCAGTGATAGATCACCTTCTGCTCGCCATTGCCGCCCATCAGCATGGCATAGCCATCAAAGACCTGCAGATAGCGGCGCATCTCCGCTTCGGGCTGCGAGCGCTCGAGGAACTTCATGAATTTGGGGCACGTCGCGTCCGGGTCATAGTCGACCTCGGCGAGCTTGGTGATCATGTCGGCGCGGTCGTGGTCGGTCACCTCGAGATGGCCGATCTTGCGCGGCGGAATGGGCGTGCCATCAGCCTCTGGCGTCAGGTCCTGCTCGGGATCGTCGATGCGGCTAAAGCGCAGCGTCTTGTTCCGGCAGTTGAACACCATCTTGTCGCGATCGAGCAGCTCGGCCTCGACGATCTTCTGGCTCGCCGCCTGGGTCAGCATGGCCGATGTCTTGGCGGCATTGCCGGTGCCGATGGCAAAGCGGATGCGCGCATGGCGCTTTTTTGCCAGCGTGGTTCTGGCCTTGTCGGCCTTGGCCAGCAGCGCCCGATCGGTTGCCGTCAATTCCTCGATCGGCTTCCGGCTCACGGCCTCGGCCGCGGCGATCAATCGGCCAACACGCGGCGTGGCGAGGAGAAACAACGCCTCGAGCTTGATGATGTCGACGAGGTCCTGGCCAAGAAGGCGCACATCGAGGTCGCCCTCGTCGCGCTGCCAATGCGTAGCCTTGAAGGTGATCCAGCCGAGGCCGCGCACATGTCCAACGTCCTGCCCATACCAGCGCATGAAGCGCCGCGCATTGTCGCGGTCGTTTTCGTCGTGTTCAGAGTTGCCGCGAATAATCTCGACGCGCTCTGGCGACATGCCGAGGATCTGATCATCAAGCCCATCCGTGCCGTCCTCGCCGGGAAAATCGGCTGGGTCGAAACCCGGATCATCGGGATCATGCGGCGGCAACTCGTCAGGCTGTTCTGGCTCGGCCGGTGCCTTCGGCTTGCGAGCGCCACGCTTCGGTTTTTCGGTCGCGCCGTTGCCGCCATCGACAACGGTGAGTGTCACCTTCTTGGTTCGCGACGCGGCTTTCTTGACGGGATTGTCGTCGTCGGGTGTATCGGTCACAAAATCACCCGCACCAGGTCGTTGAGGTCCTTGCCGTCGCCGATAGGTTCGACGAAGGCGCAATCGAGCACCGACAGCGCCGGATTTTCCTGCAGCCGGCGTTCCCGCCAGGCTTGGGCGCGCATCAGCCCGCGGGTGACCTTTTCGACCGTCCTGGTCGCCGCCTCGTCGCTGTCGCAAAGATAGATCAGCTCCTCGGCCCAGTCGGGCGGCAGGAAGCAATCCATGTCATCGAGATCGGGCAGGCCGTGCTGGATATGCCCGTCGGCATCGCGCGCGGCGCGGCCGGCCATGTTGCCGAGGTCGACGCCCGCCCAATAGGCCGTGTCAGGCTCGAAATTGTGTGCCAGGGCCGTCAGGGTCGTCTCGATCCCCTCGCCCATCACGATGCGCCTGGGCTTTTCGGGCGTGTAGAGCCGAATGGCGCCGCCCTTTTTGGCCCCGCGCACCTTCTTGGTCGCGATCGGCTTGCCGGTGTCGGGATGGTTGCCCAGCACCACTTTGCCCTTCGGTTTCTCGACGTCGAGCCAGGTCGCGTGCGACGCCCCAAAATGCCCATCGGGCTGTTGCACGGCCGCGACCATCGCGGGACCGGTATGCACGGTGACCCACTGCCCGCCGATGCTTTCGACGAGCGGCAAGTGCGGATGCTCCCAGAGCTTCACGCTAACACCAGGCGGCAGCACGGCGGCGATATGCCCAAAGCCGATTCCGCGCAGCGCCAGATATTGAGCGAGATAGTCCCTGCCCCGGTTCGCCTTGGCTTCGGAGAAGATCCGGAACCCATCCTTCCGCGCCTGCTCGCGATACCGCGCGGCCTCGCCGGCCCGGCGCTGCTCATCGGCCGTGTTCTGCGCCGCAATTTGCCGCGCCCGCTCCGGATCGAGCGGCTCGCTGGCCTTGCGGCCGGTGATGATCTCGCAGGCGCCAACGAATTGAACATTCTCGGTCTTGATGACGAGGTCGATCACGCCGCCGCCCGTCATGCCGCAGCCGCGGCAGAGAAAGGTGTTTTTCTTGGTATGGATGGCGAAGCGATCGGTGCCGCCGCACACGGGACACGGCCCGGCGCGATCGACGCCGGGCGCCAGCTTCCAGCCCTTGCGCTTGGCCCAGGCCTCGCACGTGGTCCGCATCGCCTCATCGCGCAGCGCTTCGAGTTCGGGAGGAAGGCTCAATTCGTCTGCCTTCCCTCATAGAGAACTATTGATCGGCCGGTGACGCCGCTGGCCCGCTGCTGCGCTACAAGTCGCGGTATCTGCTTTTCAATTTCGCGCATCAGCGACTTGCGTGCCCTCGCATCCTCAACACCGGCAACGTGAAAGGCGGCGACGGCGCAAATGGCGCCGATCAGTGCATTGAGCGTTAGTCCGTGCCCCTGGGCTTCGACGATCTTAGAAGCCTCCTTGATGCCGAGCATGATCACGTCGGCATAGATCTGCGACGAAGGATCGATATCGAGGCGAGCGTCATACTCGGTCATCGCTTGCACCATTCGACGCACCGAAACGGCAACATCGGCTCTTCATCGCCACCGTTGGGATCGTCCATCCAGAACCCGAAATGCGGACAGCCTTGGTCATTATGGCGCTGCTCTTCCTCAGGGTTTTCGCCCTCGTGGAAGCACTCGCAGCCGTCCTCGGTCCACATGCCGAAGGCATTGAGGTAGAAGCCATCGACTTCCTCGATCGCGCTGCCATCGGCGAGCGAACCGCGCATACGCACGGCGAGGCGCGTGCCTTCGGCGGTCTGCGGCTTCTCGCCGGCAGATTTCCATTCGCCCGTCATGCCACTTCTCCCTGTTCCTGCGCTTCGGTTTCCAGCAAGCCAAACAGGTCAGGCATGGCGACTTCATCAGCCATGGCCTTCACGTATTGGCAGCCGTCGACGAAATAGGCCGGGTTGAGTTCGACGGCCCGGCCCCGCCGTTTAAGCTTGAGCGCTCGATAGGGCACGCTCATCAGCCCGCCGAACGGGTCGAACACGATCTCGCCCGGTTCGGAATATTGGGTGATGCACCGATCGATGATGTCGAACTGCAGCGGGCAAAGGTGCATCTCGCGCCCGGCCTGCGCCTGCAGCGTGTTCATGCTCAACATGCGCGCGACGTCGGTCCACACATCATCATGCTTGGAGTGCGGCGGCAGCAGCATGAAGGTCGAGGGCAGCGAGCCAGTCTGCTCCAGCTCCTCCGCGATCGTCACATGGTGCTGCCAGTCATAGACCGCGTTGAGCTGATAGGCCTTCCACAGTTTGAAAATGACATTGGCGTCGAGCGCGCGGATCTCTTCCCCGGTCAGCAGGCGATTGCCCGAGACCGGCATATAGCCATGGGCATCGAGCTGCCAGCGGGCGCGGCTATAGCCATCGTCCGAGGTCCAGCGGCCGTCCTTCCATTCCTTCTTGGCCTTGGTGACCTTCTGATCGGCATAGCCATCAGAACTGTCCGAGGGCGGCTTGCGGAAGATCAGCAGATATTCGGGCAGGCCATTGCCCATCCGGCTGCCATCCTTGCATTGCTCGGTCCAGCCCAGGCGATAGGTCTGGTTATTTTCCCGCACCACGTCCGTCGTGATTGTCTTGCGGGCGAGGAAGGCAAAGCCATGCCGCTTGAAGGCGGCAATCGTGTCGTCGGAGAAAGGATAGACCGTCTGGAAACCGAGCCCGGTCATGCCGCCCGGCACGATCCGATCTTTGACATGGATGGCGGCGACCCGGCCGGGTTTGAGCACCCGCAACAGCTGCGGAATGAGAAAGTCCATCTGCGCAAAGAAGTGACCATTGTCGTCGGTATGGCCAAAATCGGCATAGTTCGGGGAATACTCATACTGGGTCGAGAACGGGATTGAGGTGACGATCAGGTCGACGCTGTTCTCCGCCATGCCGGCGCATTCGGGCACGCAGTCATTGTTGACGAGAACATAGCCCTCGCCGCGCACCTCGACCCGCTCGACGCCCATGGCGCGCGTCAGCGATTGGGCCATAGCGGCCGAGGTCAGACCATACTCTTTGATGATTGCTGTCATGATCGCCATCTGCTTGTCGTGGCGGCGCCACTTGGCTTCCACGCTGTCGCGGATCGGGCGTTCGGCCTCGGTATAGATGAGGTCGACGCGGACCGTTTGCGTCTGCAGGAATCGGTAACACCGGTGAATGGCCTGGATCAGGTCGTTGAACTTGAACCCGATGCCAAGGAAGATTTCCCAGGCGCAATGGCGCTGGAAATTGCTGCCCGAGCCGAGCATCGAGGGCTTGCCCGCCAGCTCGCGGCGGCGCCCATCGGCAAAGTCGGCAAGCAAGGTTTCGCGCGCATCGAGGTCCTGGCTGCCATAGACCGTGGCAATGCCGGGAATAGCCATCTCGATCGCATGCCGCTCCGCCTCGAGGTCGTGCCAGATGATCCGGTGCGCTTTCGGGTCGAGCGCCCGAAGCTCGAGCATCTTGCCGACCCGCGCATCGAGGCTATCGCGCTTCTCCCGCGCCGCGTCCGAGAGGCTGGCCGCAGCATTGCGCAGCAGCCGCCCCTGCCCGCTCTTTTCCGCCCCGGCCGAGGCATGGTCGGCCGGCAGCTCGTGCCAGTGCACTTCGAGCGGCGGCAGATCATAGCCCTCGTCGGAAAACCCGAGATCGCTGGGCTTCTGCACGAACAGGCCCCAGCTCGCCACCCACAGCCAGAACTCCCGCTCTTTGTGCGGGTGAATGGTCAGCTTGTCGGCCTGCTCGCTATTGCGCTTGAAGAACCGGGTCTTGGCCTGGCCAACATCCATCACCTCGAGGAATGCGGAATAGGCCAGCAACTCGATATATTCGTTCGGGCTCGGCGTGGCGGTCGCGACGAACTTGTATTCGACGCCATCAAAGAGACGCATGAACTCGCGGAAGGTCTTGGTGCCGCCAAAGCCGCGCAGGCAGCTCGCCTCGTCGAGGCTGGTGACGGTGAAGGCGCGCGGGTCAAGCTTGCCGTCGCGCACTGTCTCGTAATTGGCGATATAGAGAAAGCCGTCCGCCGTGCCGTCGATCGTGCGGATGAACTTTAGGCTCGGCACCCGCTCGGGACGCCCCTCCTGCCAGGCGCGCAGCTCTGCCCGCTGCGCATCCGTAATGTTCGGATGCTCGCCCGTCGCCAGCGTCTTCACATCGGCCATGAATTCGCGGCGCACGCCGAGCGGCGCGACGATCAGCCCCTTGCCACCGAAGCGCGCGACAATAATGCGCAGGATCTCAATCTGCACGAAGGTTTTGCCGAGGCCAAAGGCGGCGAACAGCGCTCGTCGCCCACCAAGGCAGGCCCATTGGACCATAGCCCGCTGATGCGGCTTGAGCAGCGGATTGATCTCATCGTCTTCGACGACGAAACCCGAGACCGGCGCCATGGCCACCTTAGCGGCGAGGAAGTCGGAATAGGAGAGCAGCTGGGTCATGCTGCACCGCCAGCGTGTTCGGCCTCGGCCCATCCACCCCACTGGTCTGCCATTGCGTTCGCAACGCCAGGGAAAAATCGGCTGCGCTCTTTCTGGCGAGCGGGACCGGGCGGCATACGCCACACGCGATGAACGATGACTTCCGGTTTGACAGGATGGGTCGGCACCAGATTTGGCAGACCCTTCAACCACAGACATGTGCGCTTCGCCTCGCCGTCGCCAAACTGCCACGGCTGGATGGACTGCGAATGCACTTGAAAGTTGGTGATGCGGGCCTTCGCGTGCCGGTGCATTACCGGGTTCTCGATCGCAATGCGCTCGATTGGCGCATTCCAGCATGCAGAGAACAGGGCGGCGCCTTCATCGAGGTCCTGCCACATCTGCTCGAGAGTCTTTCCTGACGGCGGCGCAGTGAGCCAACGAACGCCGGAATTGCACAACCGGGTGCAGGGCGGGTGCGCGACCATCAGCAGGTCCCACCCGTCGCCCAGCAAAGTGCGCACGTCCCCTATGATGTGGCGATTTGAATGGTCTTCTGCCGGTAGCAGATCGCAAGACCAAGCATCATGACCGCGCGCGGCAAAGGCCCGGCGCACAATCCCGGAAAACTCGCAGGCGACAAGAACGCGAAGTGCTTTCATCGACCCACCTCGATCGGCACGATGCGACGATTGTGAAAGTCCCGGCCGCCATCGGTGACGGTGACGAGCCGCTTGAACTGCTCGCAGGCCTCCATCAGTTGATCGACCTGGGCCATGTCATAGTCGGCGAGCACGATCCCGCCCTGGTTCTCGACCAGCAGCCGATGATCGCCCGAAGGCTCGAGCTGGGCGCGCGGATGGATCGAAGGCGAGTGATATTGCGGAGCGCGTCTCATGCCTCGCCTCCGAACCGCTTCTGGGTGGCGTGCATGCGACCGACATTGGTGAGGCCCAGCTTGTGCGCCCAGCCGGCCAGCGTGCCATGCGGGTGGCCGAGGTCGTCGCTCATGATCGCCAGAGGCACTTCGGCAGCATAGCCGGCGCGCATCGCCGCCTCGGCGGTCTGCCTGGTCAACTTGCCCTTTTGGAGCAACAGGAGCGCAACTTCCCCTTCATAGGCTTCGCGCAGGCGCGCACGTCCGAGGAAATCGGGTGCCGTCTCTCCGGCTGTCACGCCATCACCTGGGCGTCCACGTTCGGCTCTGAGGGTATCGACCGACTGCCTCCCAGCGGCATCCTTTGTCCCCGCAGCGCTCAGCCGCTGGTCGGTATCCAGAGGCTGCGGGCAATCGTTCGCCGTTCCCGGCAATTCCATTTCGCCTTCGAGCGCCTTGAGCGCCACGTCGGCCAGCGCGCCCATGGCCTTGATCGCCTCGGGCGTGAAATCGACCGTGTCGCCATCGAGCGCGACGACGCCGCAGAACTCGGCGAGCTTCTGCACCGCTTCGCTGCTCAGCCGATCGCTGGCCATGGTCAGCGCCAGCACCGAGAACGCGAACTGATGCCACTTGCGCGGCTCCAGCGGCTGGGTCGGCGCCGGCTTGTCAGCCCTGGCCGGCTTCTTTTTCGGCGCGCTGACCATGGGCGCATCGGCCGCGAGGATCTTCTCGCGCTTGTCGCTGATCACGCGTTCGAAGGCATCATCGGCCAGTTCGGCGAGGTGCTGCGCCCGGCTCGACAGCTTTTTGCTGATGCCGATATCGGCGAGCGTGAATGGCGTATTGTCGAAAACCGGTTCCTCTTGGTCACCGGTTTCCCCGTCAAGGTTCGAGCGATCGGCCGGGCGTCCGCCCTGGCTCATCTCCCCATTGGCCTTGGCTTGCCGCAAGAGAATGCCGAGCTTGCGCTCCGCCCGCGCGCCCAGCTCCTGGCAATCGGCCTGCATCCGCCTGTCGCGCGCAATCCGGGCATAGGCTTTCGCCCGCTCGGCGGCGTTCCGGATATCGACAACCTCGTCGACCCGCACCGCCGCGGCCAGCGCTTCCCGCGCGCTTTCATAAAGGGCGAGCTGGGTCATGCCGGCTCACCCACGCGCTTAAGATGATGGGTAAAAAGCGCAAGATCATCGACTTGTTCGATGACTGGCTTGAAGCAACGGGCGCTAAAGCCCGCGTCGATATCAGGAAATTCCAGATAGAGCGTGCCGTTGCTGACATAAGTTTCGCGGATGAAAAGCACGTCTCCGAATGCCGGAAAATTTGGCTGAGGCGCGCTGTCATGGCCGGCCGGGAACCAGCTGCCATTCTCGGCAATACAAACACACTTCACGCCCGGCCTGGCCCAGCTGCTCATTCCCCCGCCTCCAGCTTGATTTGCTCGGCCAGGGCATGCGCGCTGCGGATAAGCTCGTGCAGCTTGCCGACGATGCGGCGCCCTTCGGCGGGCGATACCTTTCCGTCGCGCAGCGCCTTGCCGATATCGACCGTCGCCTGCCCGAGATCCTCGGCCATTTCGCCCGTCGCCTTGATGATGCAGCCGGCGCCCGCGCCCTCCGGCAGCGGTATCAGCACGCAATCGAGCGCGCCGGCGAGATATTCGAGCACCGCAAGGTTGCGGCTCACCTTAGCGAGGTCATAGAGGACATCGGCCGGTATGAAGTCTTTCAGCTCGGCCGGGTTGGCATAGTCCGACAGCCGCTGCTGGCCGACCCGCGTCACCTTGGCGGCGGCGGTCTGCCCGCGCGAGCCTTCGCCGAACGAGGCATAGGTCTGCGCCGTCGCCGTCTTGAGCCCGGCATAGAATGCGTCTGATTGTGGCCCGCGCTCTGTCACGTAAAGGCCTCCGCATTCACGTGATGACAGGCCCCGCGCTCTGCGCGAAAACCAGCGAAGCGGTTGGCCTGGGCCAGAGCCAGAGCCAGACACACACCAGCCCGGGCGGCGCGATGACCAGATTCCCGAATTACCAGCCGAGCCCTGCCCTGCGTGAGGCGATCGAGGCGCTGCGCCACGCACGACAAAAAGACCGGGCCGCGGCCGAAGCCGTCGAGCCCGGCCAGTCGGGAGGCCCCGGCGCACTGACCCAGACGCCGGGGCGAGAGGACACCGGTACCGGTGCAGCCGAGGGACAAGGCTGCGGGCGCGAGGGGCATCCCGACTTGTCCGATACCGATGCCCTCACGTCCGGGCGTGACGATGATGCGTGAGGTCATGACGCACCCCGATCGGTGCGCGGCGCTGACATCTGCAGTGTTTTGTAAACCCGGCGCGCGCCGAGCCCCGAGGAGCGGCCCAGCTCCAGCGGGCTGGCGCCATCGCGATTCATGTCGCGCAGGGCATCGGCCAGGGCGCGGCGCGCGCCGGTGTTTTGGGCGGGGCGCTTCATGGCTGGGCCTCGGCAACTACGGGTCGACCGACGCCAGCTGGCCAGCGAACGTTTTCGGGCCAGTTCTCCGAGAACCAGCGCATCGCATTCTCGAAGTTGCGAGTGTTGAGATCACCGCCAGAGGCGATGGCACCCAAACGACTGCCCCCGTTGAAAAGCTTCGTGCTCAGCGTGCTCAACGAAACGCCAGTAGTCTCGCTGTACAAACTTGCGACCGCGATGAGCTGCTCTGTAAGCGACATTGACGCCCGCCGAACCAAATGATGCGCTCATAATCGGATTTAATTCCGGTTTGTCAACGGATTTCAATCCGATTTTCTGCAGATTGGAGCTAAGGTATTGTTGGGTATGTTGGAATTTGATCCGAACACCCTCGCCGGCCGCATTGAGCGGCGCCTCAACGCCCTAAATACAAACCCGACCGCAGCCTCGGTTGCGGCCACAGGCAAGCAAGATGCTATTCGGAAGATCTTCGACAAGGCGAAACGGCATGAGCCATTCTCACCGCGGATGTCCACGCTTCAGGGCCTAGCTCGCGCGCTGAAAACGTCCGTCGCATACCTGACAGACGGCGAAGGCCCGGAGCATCTGGACGGTGAGAACCACCTTTCGGGAACGCCTATCCCTCATGACGGTCGGAAGCTTCAGTACGCTGGCAGGGTGCAGGCCGGGGCGTTTGTCGCGACGGATGACTACTTCAACCAGGACTTCGAGGACGTGCCAGATCACGTAAAGCCCGATCCTGCCTATCTAAAGGTTCGCCAGTACGCGTGGCGGTCCTACGGAGATTCGATGAACGAGGCAGGCATCCTTGACGGCATGTGGATTGTCGGCGCCGACGCTGGCGATTATTTCGATCAGTACGGGGATATCAAGTCTGAGGACTTGGTGATCGTCGAGCGCACAAGACATCAGGGCGCGGAACGCGAATTGACTGTGAAGGAAATCCATTACTTCCGGGACCGCTACGAACTGCGCCCTATTTCCTCAAACCCCGAGCATCAACCCATCGTTGTGATGCATAACCATGATGTCGACGCGGACGGCACGGAGGTTAGGATCGTTGGAGTAGTGCTTACGGCTTACGCAAACCTCAGAAAGCGCCGGTGACCTGGCCATGCTCATTGTCCGCTGCGCCCTACTCGCTTTTTCTTGTCTCTCCGTTGCTTCACCCACAGCCGCCCAAGGCTTTATCCCCGGCAACGACCTCGACCGGTACGCGACATCCATCGGCCTTGAAGCGATCCCCACCATGGAGGAGATTGCTGCAGGCCTTGCGACTGGAGACGAGAGGGCAAAGCTAGGATCATGCTCAATCGCCTCGTACTCTTGGGCGGTTGCCGGAAAAGCAGCCCACACGCTCGCTAATCTCACGGCACAGAGTGTCGCTCCATATCTAGAGGCCGATGAAGCGAGCAAAAAATCTGCTCAGATCGCGGCGGCCGACGAACTGTCCATAGCATTCGAAAAGTTGACCATGCTGCGCGGTCTACGAGACCGCGCTTGGCTTTCAATTGCCGAGTGCGATCTGACTGAAGGCCGCGTGGTGCAGGCCGCCGCGCAGCTGCACATGCTTTTCGAGCACCTTGACCCAGCTGACGGCACAACCTATGAGCGGGCGCTGCGTCTCCAGCAGCAGCTTTACTGATCGGATTTAATTCCGACTTCGGATTGACACCGGATTTAATTCCGATTTAGGTTGCCTTCTAGTTTCACCACTGGAGGGCAACATGCCTCTTTCCCCTGTCTCCCGCGCCCACGCGGTTTCTCATCTCTCCCTGATGGCCGCTGAGCCGCCTCGCTCCGTCGCCGAGCGCATGGCCGATATCTTCGTCGCCCGCGACGAGGATGGCCTATCGACCGAGCCGGCCGATCTCTTCCGCGAAGGCTTTAGCGAGGACGAGATCGCCGCCAATGAACGCGAGGCAACCCAGATCGCCGCCCGCCGCCAGGCCAAGTCCAAGACCCGCGACGTCAACGCCGCCCCTGAAAAGTCGGTCGAGGACGTCCGCAAGGACATGTCCGACATCATCTCGTCGCTGCTGCCGCCGACCCAGCTGATCGTCGCCGAGCTGCAGGCCCGCGGCATCCCCCAGAAGCACATCGACCTGTCGCTGGAAAAAGCCCGCGCCATGTCAGCCCACGACTTCGCTCTGGGCCAGACCGGGTGGGCCAACTGATGGGTGCCGCGGTTAAGCTCGGCCCGAAGCCCAAAACATGGTTTCAGGGGTACACTTCATTCCCAGGCGAGAAACGCCGCGTCTATGAAGGCGACGGTTTTCGCAATCATCTGGTCGCCTCATTCGAGACCGAGGAAGACGCCGCCGATGCGGTCTCTTTGCACAACGCCGCTCTTGCTGCCGAGGCGGCGCATGCCGCTTCAACACCCACCACACCCGAGGCGGGATCGGCCTTGACCTACGCCGACCTGATCCGCGCCCTGATCCAGCTCGACGGCTGGAACTATTGCGGTCCCTATGCCGACCCGGCGCCCGCACCCGAAGGCTTCACCCTCGAAACCCGCGAAGACGGATTCCTCGGCATCCCCGTCCACTATCGCTTTATCCCGAAGGCGGAGGAGGCATGATGCTGGCGCTCACCCATCCACACACGCCGTCACCTTGGGGCGTTGACGACGAACTCGGCATCTTTGCCGAAACCAGCGGCGCCACTATTTGCCAGGTGCAGCAGGCCGACGACTTTCCATGCCTTGAAGAAGGCACCGAAGACGACGTGCAGGCCGAGTGCGTGGCCAATGCCTACGTGATCATGATCGCTCCGGAGACGGCCGCCCTGATCCGCCGGCTGATCAAGTGGGACACCGACTTTCCGGTCAACTCACACAACGGCTACGCCGGGCTCAAGGAGCTGGACAAGATCATCGCCGATGGCAAAGCGATCCTCGACAAGGCGGGGATGAAGCACGTCGAGGGAGGCCTCTGATGCACCGCCTCGTTTGCTTCATCGAAAGCGACCTCGCCCAAGGCGTGATCGGCCTCGTCGTCTTTACCCTCATCCTCGCAGGTATCCGATGAAAGTCTTCTGCAAGACCATGCCCTCCGGCCGGAACTTCAACTTCGCCGACCCCAAGCCGGAAATGATCTGCCTCGACGATATCGTGCACACGCTGGCGCGCACCAATCGCTGGGGCGGCAATATCGAGTGGGTCAGCTTCTCAGTCGCCCAGCACTCTCTGGTGACCGCCAGCGCCTGCAGGCTGCCTCAGTCCCGCGTCTATGCCTTGCTGCATGATGCCGGCGAAGCCTACATCGGCGACCTGCCGACGCCTTTCAAGCTCTGGATCGCCGACGCCGGCACCGACATCATCGGCCTCGAGAACCGCATCCTCTTCGATGCGATCTTCCCGGCACTCGGTCTCGCAAAACCCTCGAGCGAGATCATGGCCGATGTCCACAACGCTGACCAGGTCGCCTTGGCCACCGAGTTCCGCGACGTGGTCAAGGGCCGACACCCCAGCTGGTCGCCCAAGGCCCCGCCGCTCAAGACCCGCATCAAGTTCCTGCCCCCGGTCAAAGCCGAGGAACAGTTCAAGCTCGCCCTCGAGGGCGCCCTACGGCCCTATGGCAAGCTCGACGCGGTTGGCCTGGGCCAGAGCAACAGGGGTGTGGCGTGATGGACCCGACCTTGATCTTTGCCTTCTTCTGCATTGCCGGCGCCCTGGTTGGCCTCATCTTCAAGGATCGGCATTGGCCATGAGTGTCGATGCTGCCGACGAGGACGAACCCATGACGCTGGCGGAAGCCTGCCAGCTCATCTTTCGTAACGCGATCTCGCCCGCTACATTGCGCGCCGAGGCAGGACGCGGCCGGCTAACCATCGAACGGATTGGCCGAAAGGACTTTGTCACTCGCCGCGCCATCCGGGAGATGCGTAAGAAATGCGAACAGGCACCCGCGCAAAAGGACCCCGCCTCTGGCTCCAGCCCGAGCGCGTCCGTGCCGATGGAAAGGTCGAGCCTGCTGTCTGGTGCATCCGAGACGATGGCCGATTCAAGCGTAGCACTCGCTTCGGTGTTGATGATCGCCGATCAGCTGAGCGGGAACTCGCTCGATACATCGCGGCGAACCACGCGGCGCCAAAGCGCCAGAGTGATCCCTCTGAAATCCTGATCCTCGACGTCCTCGGCCTCTATGGGCGCGACGTCGCTCCCTCTCATGCTCGTCCCAAGGAAACCGCCGCACGCATAAAGCGCCTCGCGCTCTGGTGGGGCCAGCCCTTCGTCGCAATGCAGAGCTTCCGTGACCTCGATCGGCCGCTCGAACGCATGACCGGCCATGTCAGCGACATTCGATCATCAACCTGCCAGGCCTATGTGGACAACATCGGCAAGGCCCGCACCGCCAGCATGGACCTCGAGCTGCTGCGCGCCGCGCTCAATCACGCCGTCGCCAACCAACTGCTCGAGCGCACCGTGCCGGTGACGCTGCCGCCCAAATCCATGCCGCGCGAACGCTGGCTGACCCGCTCCGAGGTCGCCAAGCTTGTCTGGACCGCCTGGCGCAGCCGGCGCGCGTCGAACGGTGTTTCCGGCGAGGAAGATGACTGGGCCATGCGCAAGCATCTGGCCCGCTGGATGATCATGGCGCACTACACTGGCACCCGCAAAGCCGCCATCCTCAATGCCGCCTTTCGCCAGGAGATCGGCCGCGGTTTCATCGACCTCGAGGCCGGCCTCTGGCACCGCCGCGGCTCCGGCGTTCGCGCGACAGCCAAGCGCCAGCCGCCCGTGCCGCTGCCGGCGCCGCTGCTCGGCCATCTACGCCGCTGGAAAAAGAACGGCCAGACCTATGCCGTAGAGTTCGGCGGCAAGCCGATCGCCAGCATCGACAAAGCCTTCCGCAACCTGGTGCGCGATTGCGAGCTGCCGGGTGAAGTCATCCCCCACACCTTCCGCCACACGGCCATCACCTGGGGCATGCAGCGTGGCATGGACCCCTGGGACGCTGCCGGCTATTTCGGCATCAATCTGCAGACATTGCTTGAGGTGTACGGGCATCATCATCCAGAGCATCTGCGCGATGCGGCGGCGAAGATGGCACGACCAAAAAAGGTATCTGGGTCCGTGCATAGCACGCGCTAA